ATGAACTGCGCAAAGAAACACACCCCGAAAACGGACTGGCACCCGGCGGATATCAAGGCCGCCCTGGCGAAGAAGGACTATACCTTCGCCCGCATCGCCCGGGAGCACGGCTACCGCTCGAACTCGCCGAACTCGGTGCTGTGGGTCGGGTGGAAGCCGATGGAGCGGATTGTGGCCGACATCATCGGCGTGAAGCCCGAGGAGATCTGGCCGAGCCGCTACGGGGCCGCGCCGCCACGCTTCATAACTCGAAAAAAGAGTAGCAAAACTGAAATGAATTAACAATGGCCAAAAGGAGGGAGCGGTTCGGACAGGGTTTTGACCAGGGAGGACGCCATGGGCAGACAGAAGACCACCGATCCCCATCAACTGAGTTTGCTGGACGTGCTGAAGAAAGAGGAGGAGCGGATGCTGTTGGGACTGCGCGACGCGCCGGGGGCGCTGAACATGCGGGCCTTGGTGCGCAACGCCCTGTACGAGGCGATCAAGGGCAGCGCGCTCTCCCGCTGGGAGATTGCGGCCAAGATGAGCGAACTGACGGACCAGGAGATCAGCCGCTTCATGCTGGACGCCTGGACCAGCGAAAGCAAGGAGGGACACCGCTTTCCGCTGGAGTACGCGCCGGCCTTCTGCCGGGCGACGGGCAGCACACGGCCGCTGGAGGTGGTGTGCCAGCCGGTGGGGATGTTCGCCCTGGGCGGCCCGGACGCCTTGCGCAGCCAGAAACAGCGGCTGACGGAACAGATGGCCGAGATGCGGCATCAGACGGCAGAGATCGACCGCCTGATCAAGGCCTGGGAGAAGAAATGTTGAGCGAAACCGCGCCCCAACCGGGGCCGGTAGGCCGGGGGCGGCGCCCCGGTCCTGACGAGCAGCCAATCTACAAGGAGCAGTCCATGGAGAAAAAGGCATGAAAGAGCACGTCAAACCACACTTGGCCACCATGGCCGAAATATCTAAAGCCATGGGCGTATCAAAAGAGGCGGTGCGTCAACGAAGCTCCAAGGAAAACTGGCCTTGCGAGGAAGAAGTCTCAAAGGGCCGCAATGGAACGCGCCGACTATTCCTCATAAGTGGATTACCCAAGGAGATAAGGAAAGCCCTGGCCGCGTCCCGCCCCGGCGTGACTTCCGAGGCGGCCAAGGACGGCGCCGAAGCGGGCCGCAAGCTGGCCTTGGCCGCCCGGGTGGAAGGCGAAACGCAACTGCGCCAAGCCGAGGAAGTTTTGAAAAAAGCCCTGCAGCTGCCACAACGGGAGCGCCAGCGCGACGCCGACCGCAGCGCCATTCTGATGGACTGGGCCGCCTACCGCAAACTGTCCGGCGAGGCCGTGAATCCGTCGCTGGCCAGTTACAGCGCCCTGTACAACGCCGGGCAACGGCCGGGCCTGGAGGCGGTGCGGCAGCGGATTGCCACCGTCAATCCCAGCACCCTGGCCAAGTGGCGGCGACGGGTGAAGCAAGCAGGCCACCTGGGCGCACGCTACGGCAACCGCGAGGGCGACACCAAGATCGATCGGCAGCCGGAAGTGCGGGATTTCGTGTTGGCGATGATGACGGAATTTCCCCACTGCAAGGCCAGCCAGGTGATACAGGGACTGGAAGCCCGCTTTGCCGCCCGGGCGGACGTCGATTTGCCGAGCCAGGGCCGCCTGAACGCCTGGATGGTCACCTGGAAGAGCCGGAACGCGCAGCTGTTTTGCGCCCTGGCCAATCCGGACGCCTGGAAGGATCAATACATGACGGCCTTCGGCAGCGCCTCGGAGCACGTGACGGTGCTGAACCAGCTGTGGGAATTCGACGGCACCCCGGCGGACGTGATGTTCACGGACGGCCGGCATCATATCTGCGGCGTCATCGACGTGTACAGCCGCCGGCCGAAGATGCTGATCACCCCCACGGCCCGGGGCACGGCGGTGGCGGCCCTGCTGCGAAACGCGCTGCTGGACTGGGGCCTGCCGGCTGCGCCCTGGCGGCTGACAGCCAAGACGGACAACGGTTCCGACTATACCGGCCACCACATGAAGCGGGTCTTCGAAATGCTCGACATCGAGCAGGTGCTGTGCCCGCCCTTCTCCCCCTGGCACAAGCCCCACATCGAACGGTTTTTCCGCACCTTCGCCCACGATCTGGTGGAGCTGTTGTCGGGTTACATCGGGCACAGCGTGGCCGAACGCAAGCGCATCGAGGCGCGCAAGACGTTTTCGGAGCGGCTGTTTCAGAAGGATGCGGTGGTCGAGATCAACATGAGTTCTGAGGCTTTCCAGCGCTTTTGCGACGACTGGGTGAACGACATCTACCTGCATCGGGAGCACGAGGGGTTAAACGGCAAGACGCCCTATCAGATGGTGGCCGAATGGCAGGAGCCTCTGGAGCGCATCCGCGACGAACGGGCCCTGGATCTGCTGCTGGCCGAAGCCCCCGGCAAGGGCGGGATACGCACCGTCGGCAAAAAGGGCATCCGCCTGGATTACGGCCTGTTTGTGGCTCCGGAGTTGTGGGAACACGTGCGCCGCGATGTGCGGGTGCTGTACGACCCGGCGGATCTGGGGCGGATCATGGTGTTCGGCGGCGAATCGTTCAGCGAGTTTATCTGCACCGCCGAGTGCCCCCACCGCCTCGGCATCGACCGCGCCGAGGTGGCGGCCCGCTCCAAGGAGATGCAGAAAAAGGCCATGCAGCAAGCCAAGGCCGAATCCAAGGCCAACGCCAGAAAGATTGGGGTGGACGACATCGTCAACGAAATCCGCGCCACGGCGGCGGAACGGGCCAACAAACTGGCCGCATTGCCCCGCCCCAGCCGCGAATACACCAGCGAGGGCCTGCAGGCCGCAAGCGAGGCGGCCCGCAGCCTGACGGGCGCCGCCGCCAAGGCGCGCATCACTGCCGATATCAGCACGCCGGAAGCCTCTTACGCCCGCTGGAAGAAGCTGGAGGCGAAGGTGAACGCCGGCGAGACGCTGTATGCCGAGGACGAAACGTTTTTCCGCAGTTTCGCGCAGAGCGCGGACTGGCGGGCCATGCAGAAGATGGAGGAGGACTTCGGGGATTTTTACTCAAGCTTCACAACGACATAAAGCCGCGCTGCAACGCGGCTTCAATCGCGGACGGATGGGCCGTCCGACTTCAATCACGGAGGGTTACAGCATGACACAAATGGATTCCGGAAGCAAGACCGTCGCGCCGCTGACCAATGTCGGCCTGTTCATGCGGCTGGTCGAGCGGGCCATGAACCGCGACCCGCGACTGCCGGGGATGGTCTGCTTTCACGGTCCCAGCGGCTGGGGCAAGAGCACGGCGGCGGTGTACGCCTACCAGAAGTTGCCCACCCACTACGTGGAGTGCCGCAGCACCATGACCAAAAAGACCTTTTTGGGCGAACTGCTCAAGGAGATGGGCATTCATCCCGAGCGCACCATCGGCGCCATGTACGCCCAGGCCGTAGCGGCCCTGGAAGGCGGCGGAAAACTACTGATCATCGATGAGATGGACTACCTGGTGCAGAAATCGGCGGTGGACATCGTGCGCGACATTCACGACGAAACCGGCGTGGTGGTGGCCCTCATCGGCGAGGAGCAGCTGCCCGCCAAGCTCAAGCGCTGGGAGCGGTTTCACGGCCGCATCCTGGCCTGGGAGGGCGCCCAGCCGGTCAGCCCCGGCGACGTGGCGCACCTGGCGCGGCTGTACTGCCCGGCGGTGCAGGTGGAGGACGAACTGCTGGTCAGGCTGCACAACCTGGCCAAGGGCAGCGTGCGCCGGGTGTGCGTGAACCTGGCCATGATCGGCGAGGAAGCCCGTCGCCAGGGCCTGCCCGCCATGGGTTTGCGGGAGTGGGGCCACCGCCCCTTCTACACCGGCGAAGCGCCGGCGGGGAGGAAACTGTAATGGCCCGCAAACCCATCGACCAAACCCGGCCGGAGGAAAAGCGCCAGGCGGTGTGGGAGGCGCTGCGCACTCTGCCCGAGTTCACCGTCACCGAACTGGCCCACCATACCCGGCTCGGCAAAGCGACCATCCGCGATTACCTCATCGGCCTGGAACGGGCCGGATATCTGGAAAAAATCGCCCAGGGCGGCCCCGGCGCCGCCTCCATCTGGCGGCTAAGCCGCGATGCCGGCCAGCACGCGCCCCGGGTCACCAAGAACGGCGCGCCTGTGAGCATGGGCCAGGGCCGGTTGCAGATGTGGCGCGCCATGCGCGTGCTGGGGCGGTTCACGGCGCAGGATTTGGCCATCCATGCCAGCACCGAAGAGCACCAGGTGGCCACCAACGAAGCCGTGACCTACTGCCGCTTTCTGTGGCGGGCCGGCTACCTGACGCAGCAAGGGCAACACTACCAGTTCGTGCGCCGCCGCTACAGCGGCCCGAAGCCGCCCATGATCCAGCGCGTCAAGCAGATTTACGACCCCAACCTTGAACAGGTGGTGTGGAGCCAGGGAGGCCGCCATGACGCAGACTGACCGCATGACCCTGTTTCTGGCCATGATCGAGACCCACGGCGCCGCAGCCGTGGCGCGGGCCATCGGCTACAGCCAGAGCGCCGTCAGCCAGGCCCGGCACGGCAAGTACCAGGGCGATTTGACCAACCTGCTGACCCGGGTGGAGGAAGTCTACGGCAACACCCGGTTTTTCTGCCCGGTGTTCGGCGAAGACATCAGCCTGGGCCGCTGCGCCGAGGAGCGCCGCAAACTGCCGCGCTACACCAACCCGGTGGCGCGCATGCTGACCCAGACCTGCCCCACCTGCGAGAGAGGAGGCCACCAGTGACATCCGTGCATTGCCCCAAATGCCGCGCCGGGCGCGGCGCGTTGGAAGCTCGGCTCGAACACCTGGAAAACGGCACCGTGCTGCAGACCGTGCGCTGCGTGTTATGCGGCGAGCGCCGCTCGCGGGCCCTGAGCCGCTACCGGCCCCTGGCCGCCGACCCCGATCCGGCCGCCATCGAGCACCGGCAGGCAGAAGCGAACCCCCGCGATCGCCGCTGCGCGGTGGTCGGCTGCGGCCGGAAGCTCAACGGCGGCAACCACAGCGGCTTTTGCACCCTGCACGGCAAACGCTGGCATAACTGGGTCAACAGCAAACGCACCCGGCCCGCGCCGTTGCTGCCCGTGGGCGACGGCCGCTACATGGTCAACCCCGCTCGCGGGACCCAGGAGGTGACGGCATGATGAGCCTGGTGTTTTGCGCGGGGCTGATAATGGGCTGGGGCACCATGTTGCTGCTGCTCTCGCCCCTGTGGCTGACCGACGATAACCCGTCCATCCCCGAGGAGGATGACCATGATGATGAGCAATGAACGACTCAACTACCTGGCCGACCGGTTCGTGCAGCACCAAATCGGGCCGCTTTTGCAAATCACCTTTGCCGATTACCTGCTCGATCCCGAAGGGGCCGACCAGACCGCCTTTTACCTGCTTGACGGCGGGTCGCTGTGCGGTTACTACCAGCCGCCCAAGCCGGTAATCGTGCCGCGCAAGGTGCTGCAAACACCGCTTAAAACCGCCATTTAAGAGGAGATGACCATGGCCAAGACAACCCGCATCAAAACCGAGGCGATCAAGTTTCCTGTTCCCCAGAGCCGCGAGGAAACGGTTTCGTCCATCGCCGAAATCGGTCGCCGGCAACGCGAACGCGAGCGAATTCAGGCGGAGATGAACGATCGTATCGCGGCCCTCAAACAGGAGTATGAAGAACTGGCTCGGCCTCACGCGGAGGCCATCAAGGCCTTGACCGAAGGGGTGCAGACCTGGTGTGAAGCCAACCGCGCCGAGTTAACCCGGGACGGCAAGGTCAAGACGGCGAATTTGTCGGCCGGCGAGGTGCGCTGGAGAATGCGGCCTCCTCGGGTCAGTGTGCGGTCCGTCGCTACTGTACTTGATGCGCTCAAAAGCCTGAAATTGAACCGCTTTATCCGCGTCAAGGAAGAGATCAACAAGGATGCCATTTTGGCAGAGCCCGAAGCTGTCGAACATGTCAAGGGCATCTCCATCAGCCAAGGGGAGGATTTTGTCATTGTTCCCTTCGAAACCGAGCTTGAGGAGGTGGCGTGATGCCCTATCTGGTCACCGCATTCTGCAGCCAGCCGGGCTGCAAGGTCGGGTTTTTTGTCGAGCAGCGCCACCGCCTCAGCTACCCGACCGGCCCCGCCGGCTTCAGCCGCCCCATCAAATACCTGCGCTGCCCCAACTGCCGCCGGCCGGCCCTCATCGCGGCCAGCCATGCCGAAAGGCAGGCTGAAGGCCGAAGGCTGAAGACTGAAGCCGAGGCAGGTGCGCCATGCTGAAGCTGTTGCGCGAGATCGTCGGCATCGAGACGGTGGGCGCTCTGCGCCAGGCCCTGGCCGAGTTTCCCGACGCAATGCCCCTCGCCGACAGCTTCGGCGAGGCGGTGAAGGTGGAGGTTTTGGAGAATATGGATACCGGCGAGCAGGAACTCGCCCTGTGCTGATGCGAAACCGCGCCCCGCAAGGGGCCGGTCTGCCGGGCGTGGCGGCCCGGCACTGATGAGCAGCCACAAGAAGCAGGCTGAAGGCTGAAGACAGAAGGGAAAAACATGCCCTCGTGCGGGGATTGCAAATACTTCGGCTTTCGCGGCCTGGAAAAATGGTGCCGGCATCCCGACCACCTGCGGGCCATCCGCAAGTGGGGCAAGCAGTGCCCCGACTGGGTGGAGTGGGACGCCAAACACATGCCGGGGCACCCCGCGCCCTGGCCGTATCCGGTGAGCCTGGCGAAGACGGAGGACGGATGACCAAGGAAGAATGGGCGGCAGTCGAGAAGGCGCTTTCCGGTACCTACGGGAGCGCCAAAATCAAGGCGGACCAGTTCGAGGTGACCTTCTACCGGACCCTCGTCAGTAAAAACCGCCTCGGCATCCTGACCTATGTCAACGGCGTTTATCGGGGGGAATGGTTCTTGGCGGACAACGCGCACCCCGAGCAACGCTGCCTGCGGCCGGCCTCCAGGTACCTGTGCAGGCCCAAGGAGCGGGCCAGTCTGAAAAAGCTCAGCAAGCCGATGCGCAAGACGTTGGGGCCGGCCTTCGATCCCGATCGGCGGTGGCACTATTTTGACGCGTGCTGGCCCAACGCCACGGCGATCCGCCGGCACTATCAGAAAACATTCCAAACCCTCGAATTGATGGAGGTGCTCGGATGAGCCACCCGGAACAGACCGCCAACCCGGCCCTGGAACGCGCCCTGCGCGCCCTTTGCCGACACAACCGCGTCGCCCTGCAGGAGCGGCTGCGCTGGCTGGAATACGAGCTGGAAACCGAACAGGCCCTGGCCGAGATGGATGCCGCCGGCGCCCGCATGGCCGCTCAGGATACCCGCACCCCGGAAGGCCGTCGGGCCTTTCTGGCGGCCGCCGATGAATTCAAGCGCGCCCGCGAGCGGTTTGCCGCCGCCAGCGCCCAATACCTGCAGCCCCAAGGAGACGGCCATGGCCAACCCGACGCAGATCAAGCTGATTCATACCGTCAAGGGCGCCCTGGGGCTGAATGACGACGATTACCGGGCGGTGCTGGCCGGTTACGGCGTAACCAGCAGCAAGCAGCTGTCCGACCGCGACGCAGGCGCCCTGCTGGCCGATCTGGAAGCCAAGGCCCTGGCCGCCGGGGTATGGCGCAAGAAAGGCGCGCCCAAGCGGGCCGGGAAACGGCCCTTTGCCGGCGCGGCGCCGGTGGACAAGGACGGCTACCTGGCCAAGATTGAGGCGCTGCTGGCCGAAGCCGGGCGGCCTTGGGCCTACGCGGACGCCATGGCCAAACACATGTTCGGCATCGACCTGGTGCGCTTCTGCACGGCCGATCAGCTGCGGCGGATCGTGGCGGCGCTGGTTTACGACCAGAAACGGCGGGGGAAAAGAAGGGAATGATGGCAGAGCTTGACACAAAACCGCACATGGGCTACCGTAAATCTGTCGCTGGCAAAATCCAGCGATCGGGTTTGGCAGCCCGTTTCACGAGGCGGACACAACCGCCCAGAGCATTTGGCGGTATTTTTGTGTCCACACAGCATGGCATTGCTCCGTTTCGTCTGGGCGGCCGTGCGGGGAGCCTTCGGGCTCGCCGGGTACCTTGTGACCGGTCTGCCAACCCGCACGGTCGCCCTTTTGCGTTTGGCAGCGCAAAACGGCATGACGAAACCCCTCACAAGGAGCGTGTCATGAAAAGCAGACAACCCACCCGCGTCATTCCCTTTCCCGATCGCCAGCATTCCGCAAAACCCCCAACGCCGTCTTTGCTGAACCGTGTCCAGGACGCCTTGGACGAATTGCGCGTATGCTTATTTGCGCTGGGTATCGCTTCGGAACTCAAGATCAAACATCAAAAGGAGGATTAACTATGCTTGTCACCGTAAAGATCAAAGGAACTACTCCGCTGCTGATGAATCGATTTACCGAAGAGGCCCAGGTGAAAGTTTCCAACGGAACATCTGGCACGACTCTAGGGGCAAAAGGGACGCCCAGGCAAAGTGCAGAGAAAAAGGTGTATGCCGATGACAAGGGCAACCTCTTTATCCCAGGACCGAACATCTTTGCCGCCATCATCGCCGCAGGGAAATTTCACAAATGTGGCAAAAGTAAAGTAACCACCCTGCGCTCCAGCCTGATTCCTGCCGGAGTGGCCCTGCTCGATCTGGCCTGCCCTTTGGGGACCAAAATGTTCGAGGTCGATAGTCGCAGCGTGGTGATCCCCTCTACTGGTGGCCGCATCATGTGCCACAGGCCAAGACTCGACGAATGGAAACTTTCCTTCACATTGGATATTGATACCGAGATGTTCAGTCCCGCTCTAGTGCGGCAAATCGTCGACGACGCTGGGAAGAAGGTTGGACTTGGCGATTTCCGACCGGACCGGCGCGGCCCGTTCGGCAAGTTTGCAGTGGTCGAGTGGAAGGAAAATAAAGGCAGTTGATACGAAATCTGGCTAGGCAAGCCATGGCATCGCACTGTGCGCTTTGGCCGGGCAAAGCCAAGCGCGGTAATGCAAAGCAAGGTGTTTCAAGCGAAACCGTGCCCCTGCGGGGGCCGGTCGCCCGGAGGTGGTGCTTTGGGCCTGATGAGCAGCCGATTCAAACGGCAATGCCACGCAATGCTATGTTTTGCAAGGCCGAGTGTGGCTTGGCGAGGCTCTGTATAGCGATGCAAAGCAAGGGAATCATGAAACTACGTTGTCCAATTTGTCACAGTAGTAACAGCATAGAAGCTTACACATCCGACGCGGATGGCCGAGAACTACTTATTCTTCTGGCCAAGTCAGGCCCCCTCTTCGGCCCGCTGGCATCATACCTTGGATGTTTTCGACCAGCCACCCGCGACCTAGCTCACAATCGAGCCCTGCGGTTAGCTCAGGAAGTATTGGCATTGGATATTGAACCTCGCATTTTAGTTATGGCGCTGGGCGAGACAGTCGAGGCTCTGCGCCGTAAGCGTGACCAAGGCACATTTAAGCCCCTCAAGGACCATCGCTATTTGCAATCGGTGATCGAGACAGTGAGCTCCAATGTTGTGGTTTCCCCATCGCCCGATCGGGCATCAAGAGCCGCCACCGACCCACCCACCGGCAAACGCGCCCGCGCCATCGCCGATCTGGCGGCCTGGGGCGCCGGCGACTGGCTGCGCAGCCGCATCGCCGACGGCCTGGCCGCTCTGGTGGTCATGGGGCTGGATGGCGCGCCCGGTGCCGACGTGATCACCCGCACCGCCGATGTCTGGCACCACGTCATGGCCGGCAGTTGCGGCATCGAGGCCGTGGATTCACAGCGGGTTAAAGCGGCCTTTTCCGGCCTTTTAAAGTCCGTTGAAAAATGGCCGGAACCCAAGGCCATCTGGGCGCACATGCCACGCCGGCCCTCTCAGCCACGGCTGGCGGAACCGCCGGAGGATGCCGACCAGCGCCGCCAGGGCGCTGAACTGGCGCGCAAGCTGGCGCGGAAATTTGGGAACAGACTGAAGACTGAAGGCTGAAGACTGAAGGAAGCTGGCTTTGTCTTCAGCCTTCGGACTTCAGCCTTCAGCCTGCCTTTATCCGGGAGGGATTATGAATCACGAACTGGCCGAACAACGCCTGCTGGGCATGCTGCGCGCGGCCGGGTTGCCGAAAAAATCCAGCTACGCCCCGGGCGAAGTGCAGGCCATTCTGGGCGTCTCCGACCGCACCTTCTGGCGCCTGGTCGCCGCCTACGAGCGCGATCCGGACACGGGGCAGCCTACCTGCCCCTGCAGTCTCGATTCCTACATGCTGCGCCGGTCACGGCGCGTTCGATTTGATGAGCTGGTTGAGTTTTTGGGCCGGAATAACACCTATGAGCGGGTGCATGGCGTGGACCCTCGGCAGATGGGGTTGTTTTGAAAAACCGCTTGACTTCAATTTGATTTAGGTTGTATTAATCATTCAAAATACTTGTACCTCCGCAACCCGCCCCTGGAAGGGCGGATTTTGTTTTTTGTTTGGAGGAGTTAATGCAAGAAGAAGCAAAAATGAGGGTAGCCAAAATCAAAGAGTATGCACGTCATGTCTCTGCTGAGACAGATTCCGATCTGTTTCTATTAAACGGAGATATCAGTCGAGCAGCCGCAAAACAAATGTATGATAACTTCAGCCGTATATCGTGCAAAAGGCCAAACGCCAGCCTATTATTGTGCACCTATGGTGGAGATCCCAATGCCGCGTATCTAATCGCAGACCTTTTCAAAAAATATTACAAAATCTTTACCATATATGTTTTTGGTATTTGCAAAAGCGCGGGAACCCTTATCGCTTTAGGTGCAGACCAGATTGTGATGGGGGCCCAAGGCGAATTCGGGCCAATTGATATTCAGCTTTCAAAACCTGATGAGTTGTTATCATCTGAGTCTGGCTTGATTTACCTTCAAGCGCTTACTAGCTTGCAAACTGCTACCTTTTCAATGTTCGAGCACTTTTTTATTAATATTAAAAGAAATAGCGGAGATTCTATAAAAACAAAAACAGCGGCAGAGATCGCAACCAACCTAGCGGTTGGGGTTATGTCGCCCATTGCCGCACAATTGGACCCACTCAGGCTAGGAGAAGTTAATCGCGCGCTAGCAATTACGCAGGCATATGGCTCGCTTTTAACCAACAAAAGCGATGCAGTAACAAATCTTACCGTTGGCTATCCATCCCACGGATTTGTGATAAACTTTAAAGAGGCGAAAAAGCTTTTTGGAAATGTTAGGCAGCCTAATGAAACTGAGACAGTACTTGAGTTGCTGCTGGAGGAGCATGTTAAGGACCCATGCGACTCTGTTTTGAACGTTTGGTTGTCAGAGTCAGAAGATAACAACGAGGAGGAAAACCATGAAGCCCGTGAGGCAGGACCTGATGGGGGAAATTTTGCGGCGCCAGACGGAAATAGCTGCGGCGAATTACCAGAGAGTATTCACCAGCAATCAGAAGAATTTCCAACCCTTCCAGCCTAACAAGGCGTCATCGGCAACCAGATTCCAAAAATTCGAATGAGTCAAATGGTTTAAACACTGAATATTTTGCCTTTTTAGCCCCGTCCTTTTATAGGACGGGGCTTTTTTTGTTGCTGACGTTTTCGCGTATCCAGCACCTTGCGGCGACCCTGCTGCAGATGAAATCACTTGAGCAGGAAAAACCCCGCAAAAAACTTTAGAAAAACGCCGGGCACCTTTACTCTAAAAAACGGCGAAAAACTGGGTTGACATTCCCAAAACAAAAGCGTATTTTACTCTTGTTGGTGGCGTAAAATTTAATGAAGCCGAAATCCAGTATGCAAAATTCAGGGGGACAACGAGCCAAGGAGGAAGCTATGGCGGGCCGGTTCGGGCAAATGTTGAGGGATGCTCGAAAGAAGGAGAGGAAAACGCTGCGTGAATTGTCTGAAGTTTCGGGTTTGGCAGTGAGTTACATTTCGGACATCGAGCATGGTCGAAAAAACCCACCTCGCGTGGAGGCGGTGTTAAAACTACAAGAATTTCTCAGTATCGATGGGAATAATTTGGTTGCCGCAGCCAACCGCGAGACACAGATCAATGAAGAAATCAATGTCAACATGAAGAACCTAATAAACAAGAGACCGGCTTTAAGTGTGTTGAGCCTTTTACGTGTTACTGCGGATATGGATGAAAGTGAATTTGCCAAGCTTGTAAACAGCCTTGAAAAGCGAAAGGGGACTTGATTTGTGCCAAAATTAGCCTTGGATTTTAAAGGAATGAGCGGGCGGGATATTGATGGCATTGCTGAGGCGGTTATTCGGAAATTTCAACCAGAGGTATTGGCGGGGGAAGTACAATTTGATATTGAGCGGTTTGCCGAAATCGATCTTGAGGACGCCTATGGTTTTACCTACCATGTCTCCGATGAGCTGCCACACGAAATATTTGGCGTGACGAATTGCATCGAAAGAAAGGTTTGGATTAACGCAGAGTTAACGGAAAGCAATAATATGAGACTGCTTCGTTCCACTGCGGCTCACGAAACAGCGCACTGCATCATTCACGCACCGCAAATAGAAAGGGCCGGAGCACTAAAAATTTTCCGGCAAACAAAAACCGACGACTCACCGAAGCTGTATCGGAAAGATGACGTTCCTGTCTTCAAAAACCCTGAATGGCAGGCCCATCGCTTTGCTGGGGCGCTGCTAATGCCGGCAGGACCTGTGGTGCAACTAGCGCGAACGGGAGCAGGAGTATTAGATATGGCCGAGCAATTTAACGTTCACCCAGCCTTCGTCAAAAGCCGATTGCGGGCATTAAAATTATTAGTAAAAAATTAAACCCATTCGCTGCGCCAACAACGAATGGGTTTCCCGATAGGCAAGGTCGGGTCAGCTTGCAACTGCGTTTCACCGCTTAGTATATCAACCATGCGGATGCTCTTCAAGCTGGAAAAAATCATTTGCCGGATTGGAGGTGAATTTTCATGGCAAAAAGAGCATCTGCTAAAGGTCGCGTCATTTTCCGGCGATTCCGGAAACTGAAAAACGGCCGCATTTTGGATGCTTGGGACTACGGTCTCAAAGCATGGCCTATCCACCTTTTTTAGCCCCGCACCTTGCCCCTCCCCTCCGGGAGGGGCTTTTTCATTCCCCCTGCCAAACCCTGACAACTCCCCGCGCTAAATCCACGCAAAACCAATAAATTACCCCCATCGACCAGGCGAACGGCTGACCCCGTCCGCCGATCCAAGGCTCGGGGCGGCGCACCCAACCGGCGCCGCCCCAATTTTTCAAACACCCCGCGAAAAGGGGCGGCACGGCATCCGGAGCCGGCCGCCCCGCGTTGAACCATCCGGCATGGGAGGTCCCCATGGGCGATCTGACCAAGAACTTCAGCCGCCGCGAGTTTGCCTGCAAGTGCGGCTGCGGCGCGGCCGACATCGATCGGCGCCTGGTGGCCATTCTGCAGCAGATGCGCGAAGCCGTCGGCCGGCCCCTGTCCATCACCAGCGGCGTGCGCTGCCTGGTGCACAACAGCCGGGTGGGCAGCAAGCCGACCTCGGCCCATGTGTCCGGCCAGGCGGTGGACGTGGCCTGCTTCGACAGCCACCTGCGCCACGAGCTGGTGCGCCTGGCCCTGCAGGCCGGCATCCACCGGATTGGCGTGCACAAGCACTTCGTGCATCTGGATGTCTCCGAAACCCTGCCGCAGCAGGTGCTGTGGATGTACTGACAGGCTGAAGGCCTGTTTCCAACTGCCAACCGATGGAGGTCCCATGCTTTCGCAACTTGTTGGATCCGCACGTAAAAGCTTTGCTCTGCTGACAGGCCTGCTGTTGCTGACCCTGCTGCTGCCGAGTCTGGCCCTGGCCGAAACCGCCGGTCTGGGCGAACCCCTGGCCGCGCTATTGACCCAGACCGTGACGCCGCTGTTGGGCGCGCTGCTGCTGGCGCTGCTGAGCTGGGCCATGGCCAAGCTGGCCGCCAAGTGGAAGCTGGATTTTCTGATGCGCAACCAGGAGCTCATCGAGAAGGCGGCCTACAAGGGAATCTGCTACGCCGAGGAGTACGCCGCCAACAAGCTGAAGGCCGCCAACGTCAAGATCAGCTCCAGCGAAAAGCTCAACCTGGCCGTGGCGCAGGTGCTCAAGGCGGTGCCGGGCATCGAGCTGGAGACGGCCCGGGACTGGGTGGAAGCCCTGCTGGCGCGGGTTTCGGGCGCCGGGGCCACCGGTGACGCGGCCCTGCGGTGACGACCCTGATCCTGCACATCCTGGCCGGGCTGCTACCGGTGGTGGTGGCCCTGGTCGAGGAATGGAGACAACGTGAAACGCGCTACCAAACCGATTGCAACGCCATGGACCAGGCCCTGGCCCGTCACGATGCTGCTGCTGTGTCTGCTCTGTTCGAGCGCCTGCGCCCGCCGGGAGGTGTTGACGGTGCTGCCGGCGGACCGGACGGTGCAGGCCCTGCCGAACGGCAACTATGAGGTGACGCCGGCCTGGCTGCAGGACCGCTACCGCACCGAACGCTGGCTGCAGGAGCAGCTGGAACGCTGCGAGGGGCGTTGATGGCGGACGATCTGGACCGCGCCCAGGCCATCAACGAGGCGCTGCAGGCCGATGCCCTGCGCGACTGGCGCCGGCGGCAAAACCACGGCCCGAGCCGTACCGAGTGCGATGAGTGTGGGGAGCCCATCCCCGAACAACGGCGGCTGGCGGTGCCCGGCTGCCGGCTGTGCATCGATTGCCAACGCGCCCTGGAGCGGGCCACCCGGAGACGCTAATGGATTGGAAGCTGGCCTACGGCATTTTTCGCGACGTGTTGCTGGTCGTGGTGATGATTTACACCTGGTGGGGCAACCGCGAAAAGGTCACCGCCAAGCGCTTCACGAGCTTGGAGAAACAGGTCGCCGAGCGGCTCTCGACCCAGGCCCACCAGATGCTGGAAGAGGAGCAGAAAAAGGTCTGCGAGGCCCATACCCGCCGCACCAACCAGAGCGAACAGGACCTGCGCCGTATCGAAGGGGAAATCAAGCATCTGCCCAGCCAGGCCGACATCGGCCGACTGCACGCCCGCATCGATGAGGTATTCGGGCTGGTCAAGGATTTGGGCGGCGAGATGAAGGGCTCGCGCCGCCAGCTGGATCTGGTTTTGGAAGAACTGCTCAGGAGGGATAAATGAGTTTCGCCGAGGTCGTCACCGCCGATATCCGCCTGGTGATGCTGCGCGCCCTGGCCGAGGACACGGGCTACAGCCACAACGAATCGGTGCTGCAGTCGGTGCTGGAGGTCTTCGGCCACGGCATCAGCCGCGATCGCATCCGTACCGAGCTGAGCTGGCTGGCCGAACAGGGGCTGGTCACCCTGCGCGATGCCGCCGGCTACCTGGTGGCCACCCTCACCGGCCGGGGCGGCGATGTCGCGGCCGGACGGGTGACGGTGCCGGGCGTCAAGCGTCCGCGGCCGAGGGACTAGCCATGGCCCGCAAAAAGCGTCAGCCCTCCAGCGTCGATCTGCTGCCGCCCGGCGTCCGCCGGCAGCTGCAGGCCATGCTGGACAATCCGCGCATCACCCAGCTGCAGGCGGTGGAGCAGGTCAACGCCATCCTCGCCGAGCTGCGCGCCCAGGGCGACCCCGAGGTGCTCCATCCGGCCTGCCCGGAACGGGTCAGCAAATCGGCGGTCAACCGTTACGACCTGCAGATGCGCGAGGTCGGCGAGCGGCTGCGGCAGTCGCGCGAGGTGGCGGATCGCTGGATCAACAAGCTGGGCGCCGCGCCCCAGGGCCAGGTGGGCAACCTGATCAACGAGATTTTGCGCACCCTCTCCTTCGACGTGACGCTGTTCATGCAGCAGGACAGCCTGGACAAGGAGAGCGCCCCGGCCGTGGTGGGCATGTTGAAGGATTTGGCACTGACGAGCATGCGCCTGGAGAAGGCCGCGAATCTGAACGTGGAGCGGGAGAAGGAGATCCGGACGCAGGCCGCCGAAGCCGCCGCCGACGTGGCCGAGAAAACCCTTGCCGGCCAAGGATTGAGCCGCGAGTCCATCGACACCATCAAACGCGAAATTCTGGGGATCGCATGACCACTGAGCTGCCCGCATCCGTACTGCTGCCGTATCAGAAGCGCTGGGTCGCCGACGAGGCGCAGCTCAAGATCGCCGAGAAGAGCCGCCGCACCGGGCTCACTTGGGCGGAAGCGGCCGACGCCGTGCTGACGGCCGGCGCCGCCAAGGCGGCCGGCGGCAGCAATCATTTCTACGTCGGCTCCAACAAGGAGATGGCCCTTGAATTCATCGAAGCCTGCGCCATGTGGGCCAAGGTTTTCAACAAGGCGGCCGGCGAGATCGAAGAGGAGATCCTCCAGGACGAGGACAAGGACATCCTCACCTATACCATCCGCTTTACCAGCTGCTTCAAGATTCAGGCCCTTTCCTCCCGCCCCTCGAACATGCGCGGCCGGCAGGGCAACGTCACCATCGACGAGGCCGCCTTCCACGAGCAGTTGGCGGAAGTGCTGAAGGCCGCCCTGGCCCTCACCATGTGGGGCGCCAAGGTGCGATTGATCAGCACCCACAACGGGGTGGAGAACCTGTTCAACGAGATCATCCAGGACAGCCGCGCCGGCAAGAAGCGCTACAGCGTCCACCGCATCACCCTGGAGGACGCCTGCGCCGACGGTCTGTATCAGCGCATCTGCCAGGTGCGCGGCATGCCCTGGAGCCAGGCGGCCGAGGACCAGTGGAAGGAAAATCTGCTGCGCGACACCGCCACCCAGGAAGACGCCCTGGAGGAATATTACTGCGTGCCCAAAAGCGGCGGCGGGGCCTATCTCTCCCGCGCCCTCATCGAATCACGCATGGTCGAGGCGCCGGTTTTGCGCTTCGAGGGTTCGGCCGAGTTCAACGGCTGGCCCGAGCCCCTGCGCGAAGCGGAGATGCGCGACTGGTGCGAGGAGCATCTCAAGCCCCTGCTGGCAAAGCTCGACCCGAAGGAGCGCCACGCCTTCGGTGAGGACTTCGGCCGCACAGGCGATTTGACCGTGTTCGCGCCCATCGCCATCGGGCAGGACCTGCGCCGGCGCGTCCCTTTTTTGGTCGAGCTGCGCAATGTCCCCTTCAAGCAGCAGGAGCAAATGCTGAATTTCATCGTCGACCGCCTGCCGCGGCTGCAGGCCGGGGCCCTGGATGCTCGCGGCAACGGTCAGTACCTGGCCGAGCAGACCGCGTACCGTTACGGGGCCGGCCGTATCGAGTGCGTCATGTTTTCCCAGTCCTGGTACCTGGAGAACATGCCCAAGCTCAAAGCCGCCTTGGAGGACGACCTGATGAGCGTGCCGCGCGATCGCGATGTGCTCGACGACTTACGCGCCATCCAGGTGATCAAGGGCATTCCCCGCCTGCCGGAGGGGAAGACCGGCGCCGGCAAAAACCGCCACGGCGACGCCGCCATCGCCATCGCCCTGGCCTATTACGCCAGCTCCATGGATGCCGTGGAATACGCCTATCACCCGGTGCGCAAGCAGGACGAACTGCCCCGCCGGGTGCGCGCCACCGCCGGGCTGGGCCTGGGGAAAGGACTCTGGTAATGGCTCTTCTGGACGCCTACGGCCGCCCGGTGCGACTGCAGGAGCTGACCCGCGAAAAAGCCGCGCCGGTGATGGCCGGGGTGCGCAGCATCTGGGATCAGTCCGTGGCCGGCGGGCTGACTCCCCGGCGCCTGGCCGCCCTGCTGCAGGCCGCCGCGGCCGGCGATCATGACGAGTACCTGGTGCTCGCCGAGGAGATGGAGGAGCGGGATCTGCACTACGCCGCCGAGCTCGGCAAGCGCAAGCTCGCCGTTTCACGCCTGCCGATCAGCGTCGAGGCCTATAGCGACAGCGCCCGGGACGTGCAGCTGGCCGACGACGTGCGCGCCCTGGTGCGCCGGCCGGGCTTTCGCGGCCTGGTCAAGGATCTGCTGGACGCGTTGGGCAAGGGCTTTTCGGTGGTGGAGATCGTCTGGGACCGCTCCGGAGCGAAGTGGCGGCCGGTCGCCTACAAGCACCGCGACCCGCGCTTTTTCCAGTTCGATCGGGTGGCGCGCAGTGAAATCCGCCTGCGCGATGAAGCCGATCTGCTGAACGGGTTGCCCCTGGCGCCCTTCGGCTTCATCTGCCATGTACCGCGCATCAAGACCGGCATTCCGATTCGCGGCGGTTTGGCCCGGCTGGCGGCCTGGGCCTACCTGTGCAAGGGCTTTTGCGTCAAGGACTGGCTGGCCTTCGCCGAGGTGTTCGGCATGCCGCTGCGCCTGGGCAAGTACCAGGCCGGGGCCAGCGACGCCGATATCGCGGTGCTCAAAACGGCCGTGGCCAATCTCGGTTCGGACGCGGCGGCGGTGTTCCCCGATTCGATGATGGTCGAGCTGGTGGAGGTGGCCGCCAAGGGCGGCAGCGCCGAGTTCTTCAAGCTGTTGGCCGGCTATCTGGACGAGCAGGTCAGCAAGGGCATCCTGGGCCAGACCGCCTCCAGCAGCGGCACTCCGGGCAAGCTCGGCAACGAGCAGCTGCAGGCCGAGGTGCGCGACGATATCCGCGACGATGACGCCGAGCAGCTGGAGGAAACCCTGGGCCGCGACCTGGTCAAGGCCTACATCGATCTGAACCACGGCCCGCAGGAAAACTACCCCGCCGTGCAGCTGCGGGCGGCCCAGGCCGAGGACACCGTCGCCTTGGTCACCGCCCTGGAAAAGCTGGTGCCCATGGGCCTGAAGGTGGAACAGAGCGTGGTGCGCGACCGCCTGAACCTGCCCGATCCCGATGCCCGGGCCAAGCCGGAGGATCTGCTGGCGCCGCCTTCGGCCGCGGCGGCCGGGCCTGCGGGTCTGAACCGCGCCCTGAACCGGCAGCGGCCGTCCTTTACCCCGGAGCAGCAGGCTCTGGAGGAACTGGCCGACCGCGTGGCGGACGCGACGGCGGATGTGACCGGCAACGAGGCGCTGATTCGCCAGACCCTGCTGGCGGCCGAGAGTTATGACGAGGCCCTGGCGAATCTGCTGGATCTCTACCCGCGACTGCGGACGGAGGATCTGCAGGAGCTGCTGGAGCGCGCCCTGGTGAACGCCGAGCTGTTCGGCCGCTGGGCCGCCGCCACGGAGGGACGATGATCGACCTGACGCCCCTGCCCATGGAGGAGGCGCAAGCCTTCTGGCGCGGCAAGGTCCGGCTCGGCCCGGGCGAGTTCGCGCGGCTGTCCGCCGAGGCCAAGGTGCGGGCCTTCGCCGTTTCGGGCATGGCCAAGGGGGCCGAGCTGGACACGGTGTTCAGCGCCTTGCAACGGGCCATCGACGCGGGCACCTCGTTCGCGGATTTCAAGGCGGATCTGGCCGAGATTCTGGGCCGGCGCGGCTGGACCGGGCCGCGCGCCTGGCGGGTGGACAACATCTTTCGCACCAACATCCAGACCGCCTACGGCGTCGGCCGTTACCGGCAGATGCAACGGGTCGCCGCCGAACGGCCCTTTTGGCAGTACAGCGCCGTCAACGACAGCCGCACCCGGCCGACCCATGCCGCCATGGACGGCAAGGTGTTCCGGCATGACGATCCCTTCTGGGATACCTGGTACCCGCCCAACGGCTTTCGCTGCCGCTGCGGGGTGGTGACCCTCAGCGAAGCGGAACTGCACGAGCAGGGCCTGAGCGTCGAGGAGCGCGACCCGACGGGCCGCCTGGTCGAGCCGATGGATCCGCTCAGCGGCCGCAAGCTGCCGGCGCGTCTGATGATGCCGGATCCGGGTTTTGCCCACCACCCCGGCAAGGTTGTCTGGGGCGGACTGGGCGAGTCCGCGGAGAGCTCCGGCATCTGGCGGACCCTGCCGGGGCTTAAAGGTCCGGCCGACTACCGGCGGCCGAAGCTGACCGGGGTGCGGCCGGCGGATATGCCGGATTTGGACGCGGCGCGGCTGCTGCCGGCCGGGCGGCCGGACGCCTTCTACCGCCAACGGTTTCTGGAGCTGTACGGCCCGGAAAAGGTGTTGACCGATGCGGCCGGCGAGTCGGTGGTGCTGACGCTGCGGAGTTTCATGGCCGACAAGCAGACCGGGTCCTGGAAGTTCGCCAAGGGCGGCCACGGCGAGATCATCCCGCTGCTGGCCGAGATGATCGAACGGCCTTTTGAAATCTGGCTGACGCCGCAAAAAAACGCCGCCGGCCAGATTCGGCTGACCCGGCGATACATCGGCCTGTGGAAAACGCCGGACAAGCAACGTCTCGGCGGGCTGGCGGTCTTCGAGGTAGCGGACGGCGTATTCCAGGGGGTGACGGCTTTTACCCCGCTGCGCAAAGAAAAACCCGACCTGCGCTATCTCGAGGCGCAAAGGTTGGGTCTGCTGCTGACGAAGGGACGTTGACCGGGCCGGCTCACGGCCACGGTCCGCGAACGCCCGGTAGGCGGGGTGGCCCCCCTTGACGTTCGTGTTCCCTTCACCCGCACTGTACCACCGTCATGGAGGAGGCGCAATGCAGTTTCACATCGCCGCCGACGATGCCCGCGCCCAAGGGCTGCTGGATCAGATTCAGCGCCGCGGCCACGCCCTGCAGCCGGTGCTCTCGGAGATCGGCGAAATCGCCCGCACCGGCATCGAGCGCACCTTCGCCGCCGGCGGCCGGCCGCACACATGGAGCCCCTCGGCCCGGGTGCGCCGCGAAGGCGGCCAGACCCTGAGCGACACCGGCCGCCTGCGACGCAGCTTCAGCGTCCAGACCGGCGCGCACCAGGTGGCGGTGGGCACCAACGTCGCCTACGCCGCACCGCTGCACTTCGGCGCCAAGATCGGGCCGCACGTCATTCGGCCCCGGGCGGGCCGGGCCCTGTTCTGGCCCGGCGCGGCCCATCCGGTGAAACAGGTGCGGCACCCGGGCTGCACCATCCCGGCACGGCCCTTTCTGCTGGTGGCCGCCGAGGACTGGCCGAAAATTCACCGCGCGTTGTTGCGGCATGTGACCGGCGGCTGAATTTGCCCTGTGAGCCGCTGCCGGCGGCGAGACGGGCAACGGGCCAGGTTTGGAAAAAAGTCGCAACACGCAAAAATTTAAAGAGGGTTTAAAGGGGGTTCCGATCATGAGCCGTGAAGTCAAAACCGCCATACAGACCGCCGGCGCGCATCACAGCGCCCCATTCCCGCAAAACGCCTGCCGCGCGGCCCTGAATTTCGAGCTGGCGGCGGCCGAGGCGCCGCCGGCCGAGCTGCCCCTGATACCCGCCGGGGAGACGGTGCGGGGCCGCGACGGCCGGGCCTGGCGCAACCCCGACCCGCAGGGCGTGGTCGATTATTTCGCCGCCCGCGGACTTGACGTGCCCATCGACATCGAACACGCCACGGAACTCAAGGCGCCCCAGGGCGATCCGGCCCCGGCGGCGGCCTGGATCAAGGGCCTGGAAGTGCGCGACGGCGGCGCGGTGTGGGGCCGGGTGGACTGGACCCCCAAGGGCGCGGAGCTGGTGCGCAACCGGGAATACCGCTACTACTCGCCGGTGCTGCTCTACGATCCGCGGACCCTGGTCATTCACGGGGTCGCCTCGGTGGGGCTGACCAACAAGCCGAACCTCGACGTTCTGGCTCTCAACCATCAACAGAAGGAGATTGCGATGCTGCCCAAGGAACTGCTGGCCAAGCTCGGCCTGCCCGAGACGGCCACCCTCGTTGAAGCCCTCAATGCCATCGGCACCCTGCAGAGCGATGTGCAAACGGCCCTGAACCGGGCGCAAACCCCCAGCCTCGACAAGTTCGTGCCGCGGGCGGATTACGATGCCGCCCTGGCGCGGGCGGGCAACGCCGAGCAGCAGCTCAAACAGAAGACCGATGCCGAACTGGAGACGGCCATCAACCGCGAAGTCGATGCGGCCCTGCAGTCCGGCAAGATCGTCCCGGCCACCAAGGATTTCTACGTGGCCATGTGCCGTCAAGCGGGCGGACTGGAGCAGTTCAAGCAGTTTGTCCAGGCCGCGCCGGTGGTGGGCGATCCTTCCGGGCTGGATGGCAAAACGCCCGCCGGATCCGCCCAAGCCCTGAACGCCGAGGAACGGAAAGTGGTGGCGGCGTTGGGCCTGACCGAAGAGGAATACTTGAAGCAGGCTGCAGGCTGAAGACTGAAGTCATCGTTTTTTCACCCTTTTGAGCAAGGAGTTGCCGTATGTCCGCATTGACCACGGAACGCGATACCCCCCGCCGCACGGGCGACAGGCTGAGCCTGCCGTCGGCGGCCGCCAAGACCTATTTCGCCGGCGCCCTGGTGGCCCGGGATGCCGCCGGCCGGGCCACTCCGGGCGCCACGGCCGTCGGCCTGCGCGGTGTCGGCCGCTGCCGGGAAACCGTCGACAACAGCGCCGGCGGCAATGATGCCGTCCAGGTGCCCATCGAACGCGGCATCTTCCGCTTTGGCAATTCGGCCGACGCCGACGCCCTGGGCCGCGCCGACATCGGTCAGGACTGCTACATGGTGGACGATCAGACCGTCGCCAAAACCGACGGCACCGGCACCCGCTCGGTGGCCGGCAAGGTGTTCGACGTGGACGCTTTGGGCGTCTGGGTCGATCTGCGTTAATCGGCCCTTAACCCTTATTGAATGGAGCTTTGACCATGATCATCAACCGCAGCAACCTCGATCATCTGACCCGGGGCTTCAAGGCCAGCTTCCAGCGCGGCTTTGCCGGCGTGGCGCCGCTCTGGGGCAAGGTGGCCACCCTGGTGCCTTCGAGCACGGCCAGCGAGGATTACGGCTGGCTGGGCAAGATTCCCGGCATGCGCGAATGGATCGGCGATCGGCAGATCAACAACCTCAAGCAGCATGACTACAACATCAAAAACAAATCCTTCGAGAACACCGTCGGCGTGGATCGCGATCATATCGATGACGATCAGTTCGGCATTTACGCGCCGATGATGGAAACCCTGGGACAGACCGCCGCCGAGCATCCGGACATTCTGGTGTTCGGGTTGCTGGCCGCCGGGTTCGCGACGCGCTGCTACGACGGCCAGTACTTCTTCGACGCCGACCATCCGGTCATCGGCGCCGACGGCGAGACGGCCAGCGTCAGCAACCTCCAGGCCGGCAGCGATGCCCCCTGGTTTCTGCTCGACACCCGCCGGCCCCTCAAGCCCCTGATCTATCAGGAGCGCAAAAAGCCCAACTTCGTGGCCCTGAATCAGGACACGGACGACAACGTCTTTATGCGGAAAGAATACCTCTACGGAGTGGACAGCCGCTGCAACGTCGGTTTCGGCTTCTGGCAGATGGCCTTCGGTTCCAAGGCGGCGTTGTCGGCGGAAAACTTCGAGGCCGCCTATGCCGCCATGGGGGCCTTCAAGGGCGATCACGGCAGTCCTCTGGGGGTGCGCCCCAACCTGCTGGTGGTCGGTCCGGGCCTGTCCGGTGCGGCGCGCCAAATCGTCGAGGCACAGCTCATCAACGGCGGCGACAGCAACACCAACTACAAGCGCGTCGATCTGCTCGAAGTGCCCTGGCTGGCGTAGGCCACCAGGCTGAAGGCTGAAGACCGAGGGCCATTCCTTATGCCTTCGGTCTTCAGTCGGCCTTTACTTATCACCAAGGAGACCGCCCATGATTCGCATTACCGCAAAACGGCCGGGCTTTCGGCGCTGCGGCGTGGCCCACCCCGCGGCGCCCACGGATTACCCCGACGATCATTTCAGCGCCGAACAGCTGGCGGTGCTGAGAGCCGAACCGATGTTGACGGTAGAAGCGGCGCCGATTAAAAAGACCACCGGCAAAACCAAGGAGTAGCCCATGCCCTACTGCACCCTGGCGGATATCCGCGAGCGCATTCCGGACAAGGTCATCATCCAGCTGACGGACGATGCGCGTACCGGCGACATCGATGTGGCCCGGGTGGCGGCGGCCATCGCCCGGGCCGACGGGGAAATCGACGCCTGGTGCGGAACCCGCTACCGGGTGCCCTTTGCCGCCGTGCCGCCGGTCATCGGCCAGCTTTCGGCGGACATGGCCGTGTATCACCTCTACGCCCGCAAGGCGGAGAAGATCCCCGACACCCGGGCGGCCGGTTACAAAAACGCCGTGGAGTTGCTCAAGGAAATCTCCCGAGGCAACGTCTCCCTGGGGGCCGAGGGTGTGGTCGAAGGTCGAACCGGCGGCGGCGCGGCGGTAGTGGGCGGCGGCGGGCGGCGGCTGACCCGCGACACCCTGGAGGGGGGATTCTGATGACCATCGGCGAGATCGAGGACGTGCTCATCGAGGCCGTGACCGGCTTGGCGCTGTTCGCCGTGGTCGATTCCATCGGCCGCGACAAGGAGCCGCCGGCGGACGCCATCTTCGACTATCCCTACGCTTCGGTGTTTTTCCTGGGAGACGAGGAAGTCTCCAACGCCGGCCGCCCCATCGACAAGCTGACCTTCGGGGTGCTGGTTTCGGTGAAAAATCTGGCCGGCGAAAAGGAAGCGGCCGCGGACGCCTATGCACTGGTCGATGGCGTGCGCGGGGCGCTGCGCGGGAAATCCCTGGGCGTCGCCGGCATCGAGCCGCTGTCCTGCGCGGCGCGGCAGCTGGTCGGCTACCAGGACGGCGTCATGACCTATTTGCTCCTGTTCACCACCCGGCAGTATCAGCCGGTGGTCACGGATTAACCACAAGGAGTTGCGACCATGCAGACCAAACGCCGCATCATTGCGGGCAAAATCGAGGCCGCCGAAGGCGTGCCGGAAACCCTGACGGCGGCCGATGCCGGCATTCTGGCGACGAAGCCGAGCTACACCCCGGATTTGGCCATGCTGCCGCGCAACGTGTTGCTGGCCACCTTCAGCAAGCTGCCGGATCTGACCACCACGCGCCTGGCGCGCATCGCCTTCAAGGCCGAGGTCATGGGCCGCGGCCTGCCCTACGCCGCCGGCACCCTGCCGCGGCTGGATCCCTATCTGCGGGCCTGCGGCCTGGTGCCGACGGTGGACGCGACCGAAGGCGAGGAAAAGGTCACCTACGCCCGCGCCGCCGCCGGCATTCCGAGCCTGACCCTGGCCTTTTTGGACGATGACGGCGCCGGCGGCGCGGTGATCAAACGGATTGCCGGCGCGCGCGGCAACGTGGTCTTCAGCGGTCAGGTGGGACAGCCGCTGTATGCCCGTTTCGAGTTCACGGGGGCCTATCTGCCGGTGGCCGACGGCGCGCGCCTGGTCGCCGCCTATGACGAGGTGTTGCCGCCGCAGCTGCTGGCCGCCAACTTCAACATCGACGGCTTTGCGCCGGTGCTGCAGGGCTTTGAAATCAACCTCGGCAATACCCTGGCCGGCCGGCCCGATCTCAACGCCGCCGGCGGCTACCGCAGTTTCGAGATTACCGACGGCGACACCCGCGGCAAGTTCGATCCGGAGATGGTCAAGGTGGCCACGCGCGACTATTACGGCGACTGGGCGGCCGGTCTGACCGGCGCCCTCAACGTGGGCGCCTTCGGCCCGGCCCAATACAACAAGGTGCGCCTGGCCGCCCCGAAGCTGCGCACCACGGATGTGCAGGAGGCCGAACGCGAAGGCCAGATGACCCTGGAGGTGCAGGTGCAGCTGGCCATGAACGCCGGCGATGACGAATTGACCCTGGAGTTTTCCTGATGACCGAGACCTGCGTAAAAACCTACCGCCTCGGCGGGCGCGTCTACGAGCAGCGGCCCCTGGTGCTGGGGCAGATTCGGCAGCTGGAGGAACTGCTGCAGGACATCCCCTGGGAGACAACCGCCGGCGCCGCCGATCTGCTGCGGCTGCTCGGCGACAAGCTGCCCCTGGCGGCGGCGGTGGTGCTGCGGCCCAAGCGTCCCTGGCCGTTGTGCCTGCTGTATGAGCCGCGCCGCAAGAACCTCCGGCGGCTGGCCAGGCGGCTGGCCTATGATCTGGATCTGGCCGCCGGCTACCAGGTGGTGGCCGATTTTTTCGTCTGCAACCCGGTACGGTCGTTTTTGCTGCGGCTGACCGGGGTGCTGCAGGAAACCGGGGCCATGCCGCCGGCGACGGCATCGCCGAGCTCTGCGCCCTGCTCACCGGCGGCGACATCACCCGGCGCGACGCCGTGCTCTGGGGATACACCCCGGCCGACTGCCGACCCTACCTGCGATACCGGCAGCGGGACGTCCTCTTGCGCGAGGCCATCCTTTCTTGCCTCGGGGTAAAGGAAGTACGCCGGGAGGAACCCGCGCGTTACGACCAGGGCGTGGGGGACTATTGCCGCGGCGCCGACGTGGAGCGCTGCCGGCGCTATTTCGGCGCCGCTCTGGCCCGGGCCTGCGCGAGTTGCCCGAATTGATGGGTCAGGCTGAAGGCGGATTAAATAATTGATTTCTTCCGTTTTTTACGGTTTTGCTTTCCCTTCGGTCTTCAGCCTTCGGCCTTCAGTCTGTAGTGAAAGGGGTAATGGGTGGCCGGCGAACGCGTTGAACTGATTATTTCCGCCCGCAATCAGGCGGACAAAGCCTTGAACGAGGTCAAGGGTGGTCTGCAGGGGCTCGGCAAAAGCGTGCTCAGCCTCAAGGGCGCGCTGGCCGGCCTGGGTGCGGCCCTGACGGTAGGCGCCCTGACGCGCATGGTGACCGCCACCCTGGACGACGCCGACGCCATGGCCAAGCTCAGCCAGAGCACCGGGGTGGCGGTGGAAACCCTGACCGCCTACCGGCATGCCGCCAACCTGTCGGGCACCAGCATCGAGGGGGTGGCCGAGGGGCTGAACCGGCTGGCCATGAACATGGCGGCCACGGCCCGGGGCACGGGGCAGGCCAAGGCGGCCTTTGCCGCCCTGGGAATTGCCGCGACGGACGCCGACGGTTCCCTGCGCCAGGCCGATGCGGTGCTGATGGACATCGCCGACCGGTTTGCCGCCATGCAGGACGGCACCGCCAAATCGGCCCTGGCCATGGAGTTGTTCGGCCGCAGCGGTACGCAGCTGATCCCGCTGCTCAACCAGGGAGCCGCCGGGCTGCAGGCCATGAAGGACGAGGCGGCGCGCCTCGGTCTGGTGCTCGATGCCGAAGCCGCGGCGGCCGCCGAGCGGGTCAACGACAACCTGACCCGGATGCAGGGCGCCCTGCAAGGGGCGCGCAACGGCCTGGTTCTGGGCCTGCTGCCGACGTTGGAAAATCTCAGCGACATGCTGACCACGGTCACCGGCGACCAGCAGGCCATGGCCACCGCCTCGAAAACCCTGTCGGCGGGGCTGAAGTTGGTGGCCTCGGTCGCGGTGGTGGTGTGGAACGTCTTCAAAAGCGTCGGGGATCGGCTCGGCGCCCTGGCGGCGGCCGCGTATGAGCTGGCCCAGGGGAATTTTCGCAACGCCTTCCACATTGTCAAGGCGCATGCCGCCGATACGGTGGACCAGGCCAAAGGCACCTGGAACACGCTCAAGGAGATCTGGCAGGATGGCGGCGACAGCGCCGAGCGCAGCGGCCGGCGCATCGCCCGCGGTTTCGAGCCGGCGGCGGCCGCGGCCAAGCCGGTCGCCGAGGCCGCCGACAAGATCCGCGCCGTGCTGGCCGCCCTGGAGCACGAACGCGACCAGCTCGGGCGATCCAACGTCGAGCAGCGGCTGCACAACGAGCTGCGCGCGGCGGGCATTGGGGTGAATCACTCGGCCGCCGCGGCCATCGCCGCGCTGGTGGAGCAGATCGAGGCGGAAACGGCGGCCCTTCGCGCACGGCAGCAGGCCGAAGCGGAAGGCGCGGCGGCCCGCGACGCCCTGGGCCGGATGGTGACCGGCCTGCTCAGTCCGGCAGAACAGCTCCAGTCGCAACTGGAAGAACGCCGGCGGATCATCGAGGAGGCCCTGGCCAAGGAATACATCACCGCCGAGGAAGCCAAGCAGGCCTTGCTGCTGCTGGAGGAAGACCATCAAAAGCGCCTGGCGGAGATCTACAGCGACTGGCCGCAGCAGCTGGAACCGGCCCTCAAGGAGATGAACCAGCTGGCCGTGCAGGCCTCGCGCAGCATCCAGAGCCATTTCGCGGACTTTCTTTTCGACCCCTTCAACCAGGGTTTACAGGGCATGTTAACGGGCTTTGTCAACACCGTGCGGCGCATGCTGGCCGAAGCGGTGGCCCTGCAGGCCTTGACCGGGCTGTTCAAGTCCATGGCCGGGTCCTCCTCGGGCCTGCTCGGTTCCATGGGCTCGTCCCTGCTCAGCGGCCTGACCGCCTCGGCCAAGGGCAACGTCTTTGCCGGCGGCCGCCTGGTGCCCTTCGCCCTGGGCGGGGTGGTGGGCAAGCCGACCTTTTTCCCCATGGCCGACGGCAACACGGGGCTGATGGGAGAAGCCGGCCCGGAAGCCATCATGCCTCTTCAGCGCGGTCCGGACGGCAAGTTGGGAGTGGCCGCCGGTGGCGCCGGCAACGGCGAAACTTTGGGCCTGCTGCGGGAGCTGCTCGCCGCCACCCGGCAGCAAAAAGGCACCCGGGTAGTCAACGTGCTGGATCCTTCCGTGGTGGAGGATTGGGCCAACAGTTCAAGTGGAGAAAAAGTGGTGATGAACCTGATATCGCGCAACGCCGGACAGATCCGGCAACTGATAGGGGGCTGACATGGCTGTGGCAATCGGAACCGCCGCCGGCTACCTGGATCTGCTCGATAAACTGCGGCTGTTTTTGACCACCGATGCCGAGTTGGTGGCCGCCGGGCAGCAGTGGACCCCGCTGAGCTGGCGAGAGCGGCCGGACGCGGCCGGCGAGTGGGAGCTGATCGTCAAAGGTCCGGGGCTGTCCGGAAACGACGAAATCTATGCGGGCATCCGCACCTATTCGTCCCTGGCCGGCGATTACTACAACTGGGAGCTGGGGCCGGCCCTGGGGTACGACCCCGGATTGGGCTGGGCGGCCCAGCCGGGGCTGATTCTGGCCGAGCGGCCGAAGGTGTACCTCTGGCAGCACGCCATCGACTACTGGTTTGTGGCCAACGGCCGGCGATTCATGGTGGTGGCCAAGATCTCGACGGTGTTCGAGCTGGCGCACCTGGGACTGATCCTCCCCTACGCGCCGCCCGCGGCCCTGCCGCTGCCCTACCTGGTGGCGGGCAGCGGCCTGACGGCGGCGGCCCGCTGGTCGGATACGGGCAGTCAACACTCCCACGGCCTGTTGTATCCGACCATCTCCTCCTCGCGCGGGGTAACGGTGTTTTTCACCGGCGAGGAATGGCGCAACCTGGGCACGTCGGCTTCCACCAGCGGCCTGTGGCCCTATATCACCGGCCCCACGACGGTATTCGCCAATCTGCGGGCCAACCATGACGGCAGCCGGACCCTGTTTCCCATTCTGCCCATGCTGGTGAGTCCGGCGCCCATGGTTTACGGCGAGGTGGATGGCGCTTTCTGGGTGGCGGGGCACGGCAACGCCGCCGGCAACCTCATCGATGTCGACGGGGTCGATCACTTGGTGGTGCAGGATGTCCACCGCACCACGGCGGACCGTTACTGGGCGCTTAGACTGGAGTAATCGCATGGCCTATGAGACCGGAGCGGCGGCGGATCGGCATGATCTGCTGGCCAAACTCAAAACCTTTTTGCAGACGGCCGGCTGGAGCGTCAACCTGCACGCCGCCGACGGCGCCTCGGGCTGGCGGCTGCACGTGGCCAAGGACGGGGTGTTCGCCAACCTGCGCAGCACTTCGGGCAGCGGCGAAGCACTCAGTAGCGGCTGGTCCTCTTCGTTACAAGGCCTGGGGTTGTATGGGTCCAAGGGCTTTGACGCGGGCCTGGCTTGGGACAATCAGCCGGGTGCGCCACGAAACTCCAACAACCAGATGCGCGGCGTAACTCTGCCGGAGGCGCCGGGTGCCTTGCCCGCCTATTGGTTTTTTGCCCATGAGACCAGCGTCGACGTGTTCGTCGAGGTGGCGGTGGGCCAAATCCGCAGCCTGCACTGGGGCAACCTGGTCAAATTCGGTGATTATGCCGGGGGTATGTATTTTGGCGGTAGTGGAAGGTATAACCAAGCGACGGCCTTCTCTCTACCCTTTGTCACCACCACCGCCTTTGCCTATCTGGAGGACGCCGATCACGCCAACGGCTGGTACAACTCCAATACCGCACGCGCTATCATGCCGCCCCTGCCTTCCGGCACCACCAGCACCGACGGCTTTCTCTCGACCATCCTGCAATCGGCCCTTTCCCTGGGCGGGGTGACGCCGCTGCTGCCCCTGTATTTCGCCACGGGCAGCCCGAACTTCTGGCCCCTGGGCTACGCGCCCCATCTGCGGGTGGTGCGGCGCGATTACCTGACCGTCGGCGCCGAAATCGATCTGGGCGATGAAACCTGGATGGTCTTTCCCATTGCCGATCTGGGCTCTTTGCCGCTGGGCCTGGCCGTGAGAAAGGTGCTGTGATGGTGGGCACCCCCGCCGCCCCGCCGCGTTCGGTCCGGACCGGGGCGCTGTCGCGCAACCTGGCGGACTATGCCCCCCTGGCGGCCTTGCGGGCCGGTTGGTTGGCGGCGGCGCCGAGGGCCGGCGCCCTCATCGATAGCCAGCCCCTGGCCGAACCGGCTCTGATGGAGGGCGGCTGTCGGGCGGCGGGGTTCGGCGGGGATCTGTTCGGCCGGCTGATCCCCTCGCCGACCGTTTTGGAGTTGGGCAACCTGCTGTCGGTGCAGGTGCGCGAGGTGCGCATCTGGAATACCTTTTTCACCGCACAGGTGTGCTCGGCCATCCAGGGCGAGGGCACCGAAGGCATGGCCCTGCTGCCGGATGGGGTGCCCTTTACCGTGGCGGGCCTGACGGAAGCGGTGTTTTCCCTGACGGTGCTGACCAACGGTCCGGCCATCATCGAGGGCCGCTATCACTTCATCTTCACCGGCGGCACCGCCGCGGTGCGCATCAGCGGCCGGCGGTTGGTGGTGTTCCCGTTCATTCCGGAGGCGCCCGTGGAGGAATCCCTGGAATGGCTGTCCGACGTGCTGGAAGCCTACGACGGCAGCGAGCAGCGCTGCCAGGTTCGCCGGGCTCCGCGCCAGGAGTTCGCTTGGGAGGTGGTGGCCCCGAACGGTTTGGAACGGCAGCGCCTGCAGGCTCTGTTGGGCGGGTGGCAGGCGCGGGTTTTCGGCATGCCGGTCTGGCCCCAACAGCGGTTTCTGTCTGCTCCGGTGCCGGCGGGGGCCGAAAGCATCGCCGTGGATAGCCGTTTCGCCGAGTACCGCGAAGGCGGTACGGCGCTGCTGTGGCGCTCGGCGCTGCAATACGAAGCGGTGGAGATCACATTCTTGACGGAGCAGTCCCTGTTGCTGGCGCGGCCGACCCTGGCGGATTGGCCGGCCGGCAGCAGCCTGGTGCCGCTGCGTCAGGCGCGCCTGCCCGATGCCGTACCGCTGGAGGATGGCATCACCTACGGCCGGTATCGGCTGCACTGGCGAGTATTGGACAATGAACCTTTGTCGGCACCGCCACCGCCGGTGACGTATCTGGGCTACGAGGTGCTGACCGCGCCGACCCGACTGACGGACGAAGGCACCGCGCCGCGCGAGCTGTTCTGGCCCATGGAGGTGCTCGATTACGGTTCGGGGATGGTGGCGGTGGAATCGCGCATGAGCCACGCCCGGGTCAATTCCCCGCGTCTGTTCATGAAGCCGGACCAGCGGGAAGCGGCCTGGACCCTGCGGCGCTGGCTGCACGGCCTGGCCGGACAGACGACGCCCTTCTGGCTGCCGAGCGATGGGGCGGATCTGACGGTGGCGGCGGAGTTCGCCGCCGACCAGACGGACATCGTCATCGAGGCGGTGGGCTACGCCCGCTACCTGCTCGGTGATCCCATGTACCGGCATCTGTGTTTTCGGCTGCCGGACGGCAGCGTGCGGCTGCGCAAAGTGCTCGGGGCGACCGAGGGCGACGGGGTCGAAACCCTGAGTCTGGATGCGGCCCTGGGCCTATCAGGCGGACCGGACACCTTTAAGGTCAGTTATCTGCGCCTGGTCAGGCTGGCGGCGGACCGCATCGAGCTGGTCTGGGATGGCCCGGGTCGCGGCCGCTGTCAGCTGTCGCTGAGAGGAGTGGCACAATGAGCCTGTTGGAGAGGGAAACCAGCGTCCATGGCGGACGGCCGCTGGAGCTGTACGAATTTACCCTGGGCCTGACGGCCTGGCGCTTCACCTCGGCGGATCATGCCGTGGATGCCCATGGCGGCGTGTACACGCCGGTACCCATCGGCCGCGATGCCATTTCGATGACGGACGAGGTGCCGCGTGCCGGGCTGACGGTGCGTACCAGCCGCGACAATCCCTTTGTGGCGGCCTTCATCGCCGGCACGGCGGGGCGGCTGGCGTCGTTGACTCTGTACCGGGGCCACCAGGGCGAGGACGATTTCATGGTGTTCTGGAAGGGTCGGGTGGCGACGGTGGTGTTCAAGGGCGCCGAGGCGCAGCTGCCCTGCGAATCCATCTTCACCAGCCTGAAACGGCAGGGACTGCGCGCCCGCTACCAGGTGCTGTGCCGGCACGCGCTGTACGGGACGCGCTGCGGGGTCAGTTCGGCCAATTTCCAGGTGACGGGCACGGTGGCGGCGGTGAGCGGCGCCACGTTGACGGTACCGGCGGCGGCCGCGTATCCGGACGGCTGGTTCACGGCCGGTTTTCTGCGCCACGGCGATACGGTCTACCGCACGGTAGAGGGCCATGCCGCCGCGACGCTGGTGCTGGATCGGCCGGTGCCGAACCTGGCGGCGGGGGCGACGGTGCGGGTGTTCCCCGGCTGCGATCACAGTTCGACCCATTGTCGGGACAAGTTCGGGAATCTGGTCAATTTCGGCGGGTTCGAGTTCATCCCCCTGCGCAATCCGTTTTCGTCCTTGGGCAGCAACCTGTTGTAGGAGGTGTGGTATGTGGTGGCAATTGGCATGGATGGTGGTCATGGCGGTGGTCAGTTACGCCATGCGGCCGAAAACCTCGGCGCCGCAGGTGAAGCCGGCGGGCCTGAATGAAATCGATTTTCCCACGGCCCAGGCCGGCCGCGAGATTCCGGTGCTGTTCGGCACGCGCTGGATTACCGGGCCGAACGTGGTCTGGTACGGCGATCTGCGCACGACGCCCATCCGCGAGAAGGCGGGTGGCAAATGAGGGTGACCGTGCAGGATGTCCGCGCGGCCGGGCTTTGTCTCGGGGTGCGCACCCGGCGCTTCTTTCGGCATCACGACCTGGACTTCGGCGCGTTCTTGCGCGATGGCATCGAGGGAGCGACTGCTGGCGACAGGTGATGCCATGGCCTTGAGGGCGGTGGATGCGGCCCGGGAGCGGTGCCATGGGTAAGGGCGGCAAAAAATACACCATCGGCTATCGCTATTTCGTCGGCATGCACATGGTCTGCTGTCACGGCCCGGTAGACGCGGTGTTGAAGATTCGCGCCGGGGATGAGGACATCCACGCCACGGCGGTGAATGCCTCGGGGAGCGTCTACATCAACAAGCCGAACATCTTCGGCGGCGAGAAGAAGGAAGGCGGCATCCAGGGCTATGTGGACGTGGCTTTCGGCGAGGCGACCCAGACCGCCAACCCTTATCTGACGGCCCGCCTGGGCGCGGATCGCACGCCGGGCTACCGGGGGGTGCTGTCCTTTATCCTGCGGCAGGTCTATGTGGCGGCCATGAACCCCTACATCAAGCCGTGGTCTTTTTATGTGCGGCGCACGGCTGGGGCGGCCATCGGCACGGATATGAACCCGGCGGCCATCATCGAGGAGTGTCTGACCAACGGCGAATGGGGCATGGGCTATCCGTCTGGCGATCTGGACGGTGCCTCTTTCGCCGCGGCCCGCACGGCCCTGGCTGCGGAGGGCTTGGGGCTGTCCCTGCTGTGGGACCGCTCGGCCACCATCGAAGATTTCATCGCCGAGGTGCTGCGTCACATCGAAGGTGTGCTCTTCACCGACATTTTTACGGGCAAGTTCGTGCTCAGGCTGGTGCGCCAGGATTACGCTCCGGCCCAGCTGCCGGTGCTGGATGCCTCGAACCTCATCGAGGTGCAGTCCTATGCCCGGCGCAGCCAGGCGGAGCTGGTCAACACCCTGATCCTGAACTATACGGACGGGCCGACCAATCAGGAGCAGGCCATCACCCTGCACAACATGGGCCTGCTGCAGGCCCAGGGCCAGATCATCGCCCACGAGGTCACCTATCCCGGGGTCACCAACGGCCAGGTGGCCAATATGCTGGCGGCCCGGGACCTGCGCAACCTCTCGGCGGAGCTCTCAACCCTGGTGGCGACGGGCAACCGCAGCCTCATCGGCTTGCGGCTGGGAGACGCTTTTCGCTTTCGCTGGCCGGAATACGGCGTTACGGACGAGATCCTGCGGGTCTCGAAGATCGATTACGGGGAACTGACGGACGGTCGCATCACCATCCACGCTACGCAGGATATCCACGGCGTGGCCGTCGCCAGCTATGCCGCGCCGCCGGCCACCGGCTGGGTGAACCCGGTATCCTTGCCGGCAGCGGCACCCTACCGTCGCCTGTTTGAAGCCCCCTACTGGGACCTGGTGCAGGTTTTCGGCGAATCGCCGACGGTGTGGGCGGAACTGGATGCGCTGCTGGGCCGCCTGCGGCTGTGCGCCGCCAAGCCGAGCAGCGATGCTCTCAACTATATTCTCAAAACCACCTCCGGCGGCGCCTTTGCGGACCACGGCAGCGGCGAGTTCACGCCGACGGCGCAGCTTGCCGAGGCCATCGGCAAGACCGTCGTCGCCGTGACCCTGTACGGCGGCCTGGATCTGGACCTGGTGGAACCGGGCAGTTACGCCCTGTTGGGCGATGAACTGGTGGAGATTGTGGCCCTGAATACGGCGACGGAAACGGCGACCCTCAAGCGCGGGGTGCTGGATACGGTGCCGGCGGCCCATGCGGCCGGGGCAAGGCTCTGGTTTGCGGGTCATTGGGCGGCGTCGGACGAGGTGGATTATTACCAGCCGGAGGCGGTCCAAACCAAAGCCCTCACGGTGACCTCCCGCGGCACCCTGGCCGAGGCGGCGGCGCCGGCCGACAGCCTGACCTTTGCGGCGCGCATGATTCGACCCTATCCGCCGGGCCGGTTTCGCATCAACGGCGCGGTCTATCCGGCGACCATCAGCGGCGCCCTGAGCATAGCCTGGGCGCATCGCCATCGCCTGCAGCAGACCGCCTATTTCGTCGCCCAGGACGAGACCGATATCGGCCCCGAACCGGGCACCACTTACCGGTTGCGCATCTACGGTGAAAACAACACCCTGCTGCGCACCGTCAGCGGCATCGCCGGCACCGCATACGGCTATGCCATGGCCGACGAAATCGCCGACAGCGGCCTGGGTCGGCCCAACGAACGCCTGCGCGTCCTGCTGGACAGCCAGCGCGACGGGTTTCATTCCTGGCAGGCCCAGGAGCACACCCTTGAAGAATGTCGCGGCTACGGCATGTTTTACGGCGCCTACTACGGAGAGTGATCTATGGCATTGACGGACCCGAATCTGGGATTGAACTACGGCTGGGAGTTCCGCGAGAGCGGCTGGAAAAACGGCATGGACGCCAACCTGAAAAAACTCGGCGCCCTGGTGCAGCTGGCGGTAATTAGCAAAACCGCCCCCGTCCCGGCCGGCTCGACCAACGGCGACCGCTACATCGTACCCGCCGGCGCCACCGGCGCCTGGGCCGGCCAGGTCGGCAAAATCGCCGTGCGCATCGCCGAAGTCTGGGAATTTCACACCCCGGGCGAAGGCTGGCTGGCCTGGGTGACCGAGGACCGCAAATTGGATGTATTTACCGGCGGGGCCTGGGAAACGTTGCTGGCGTTGCCGTAGCCCTTTTGCATCAAGGCAGAAAGGTCGGCGTACCGCGTAGACATAGCGATCCATCGAGGGAAAAGCCGCAATACTTGCAAAAGTAGGCCGCTTTCTTTACCGGCGCACCGCATTTAGGGCAGGGTTTGAAGTCGCTGAAAGATAGCGGAATGGTCACGGGCTCCTCCAGCACGGGCGGCGGCTCGACCGCTGATTTGCAGAAAACGCAGCACGGTGCCAGGTTACTGGTGTGCTTGCCGCAATGGGGACATTTGACGTAGGCCATGGGACTCTCCTTTCCAAAGCCGGCAAAAAGATACCGAGACAACTGGCGGCGCCCACAAGATGCATCAAATTTTATTAGATAGGTTATAGATATGCCAAGACTAATTGTTTGTCAATAATTCTAATTTGCCTGGCGGAAAACGGAGCAAGGGCGGAATCATGCGCCGGCTTTACCGGCAAACACGCTGAGGCAGGAGAAAGACGAGGGAGCGGCCGGACGGTGTGGGGACACCGTCCGACCGCCCAACCCACAGTAACAGGGACTGTGAGCCGGACCAAAGGCTCCCCCACCGCGAGCTCACGGCGGGACGAGCCTAGCACAATCTAACCCACTCAATCAACAAGAGAGGCTCATGATGTCCTGTAAACCCCTCATTCCTTGGATCGGCGGCAAACGCAAACTCGCCGACCACATTCTGCCGCTCTTTCCGGAGCACAAATGCTACGTCGAGCCCTTCTGCGGTGCCGCGGCCCTGTTCTTTCTCAAGCGGCCGTCGGAAGTCGAGATTCTCAACGACGTGCACGGCGATCTGGTTAACCTTTACCGGGTGGTAAAGTTCCACCTGGAGGAGCTTTACCGGCAGTTTAAATGGGCTTTGACCAGCCGTGAGAATTGGCAATGGCTGCAGGCCACCCCGCCCGAAACCCTGACCGACGTGCAGCGCGCGGCCCGTTTTCTCTACCTGCAAAAGCTCGCCTTCGGCGGCAAGGTGGACGGCCAATCCTTCGGCACCGCGACCACCAGCCGGCCGAGGTTCAACATCTTCACCCTGGAGCAGGACCTGGCTGACGCCCATTACCGCCTGACCGGCACCACCATCGAGCACCTCGACTGGCAACAGGTCATCGCCAAATACGACCGGCCGCACACACTATTCTACTGCGATCCGCCCTACTGGCAGACGGAAGGCTACGGCGTCGAGTTCGCCTGGGAGCAATACGAAGCCATGGCCCAACTGTCCAAAACCATCAAAGGCCAGATGCTCATCTCCATCAACGACCATCCCGACATCCGCGCCCTGTTCAAGCACCTGCCAGTGGTCGAAGTGGCCTATCAATACACCGTGGGAGGCAACGGAAAACAGGCCGAATGCACCGAATTGATCTACGGCACCTGGCCCGGTGGAGTACCTAAACCGAGAAGTTTTCAGGAGGGATTATTCGAAACTTTCTGAACCACAACTACAAGCAAAACCGAGCGCCGCCGACGGTGCCAAATCAAACGAAAAACGGTGCCAAACCGGGCGGCGCGTTACACGAGGGTGACCGACCCCGCCCCCCGGAATGCAAAAAAGGGTTACAGCTAATGCCGTAACCCTTTGATTTCATGGTGGGCGTTGTAGGGATTGAACCTACGACCCCTGCCGTGTGAAGGCTCTCCCCTGCCACCACGCAACCCCTTAATTTATATGCAAATTATTGATTTTACAGGTAGTTCCATCAATTCAAATACCTGCATATTCTATCACAAAATAGCAGGTTTGGGACGGGTAGATGCAAATATTTTGCAAATCCGGGCCTCCCAAAAAGACCCGCCCTAAACCGGCTCTTTTGCCCTTCGAAATTTGTGGTATGCTTTCATCCCGTTCAGCAATTTTGTTGATAAGCAGGAGCCGTGACCGTTGCCGAACGTCTCAAAACCTTCCGGGCCTACATGGGCCTGCAGCAGTCGGACCTGGCCGACTGCGCCGGGATCCATCTGCAGACCGTCAGCCGCTACGAACGCGGCATCCAGGTTCCCAAAATGGTGACGGTCGACGCATGGCATGCCGCCTACGCTCTGCGCCCGGCGTGGCTGCTCTCCAGTGACGGGCCGATGCTGGACGGGGCGCTTTCCTTGGCTGGGCAGATCCGGTTGTTGCTGGAGACGACAGAGCGCGACGAGCGGATCCGGATTTTGGAAACTCTTTTGAAGGAGGAGCAAGGATGAAGGCTGTTTTAATGGGGGCGTTGCTGCTGGTGCTGACCGGCTGTGGCCGCATGTTGCCGGGGGCCATGTATGATCTGCGGGATGGAACGCAGTTGGATTTTGCCATCGAAACCAGCCGCGGAGTGGGCAGCATGACCGCCTACAACCCGCAGACCGGCGAAACCTTTACCGGACAATATTCAGGGCTTTTCCACGGGGGCGGGACCGCCCTGGCCCATTCTGCGGCCGGCAACGTGTTGGCCGTAGCCCCGCCGACCGGCGCCAATGCTCGGGGCATTCTGCGCGGCGACCAGGGCACTGTCATTGGCGTCTATCTCGACATCCGCCCCGGCTTCCGACCTGTCGGCAACGGCACCGCCCAAGACAACAAGGGCGGCCGGTACCAGGTCCACTTCTAGCGCCGCTCGAACAACTCCTGGCACTCTATGCAGCGCACACAATGAGGCACCGCCTGCCGGCGGGCCTCGGGGATCTCTTCTTCACAATCCACACAGGTTGCGCGTCCCGGGCCGGTTCTCTGGCGTTGCCGCCATGCCTCCAGAGCCTCGGCCCGGTTGCGCTCATCCCATTCGCTGGCGCGGTCCAGATCGTCCATTACGCCTCGTCCGCACACAGGCGTTCATAGGCCAGCTCCACCGCCTTGTTGATATGGCGGTCCAGCAGGTCAATGCCTTGCGTTGTCAGGTCCGTCTTGATCAGGTCGAAGGCCAGGGCCGCCTTCTCCTTGCCGCTCAAATCGGAGCGCTGCGCCGCAGCCTTTACCGCCAACAGGGCCGACTTCATGGCCGCCTTGCCGGCCGCGGTCAGTAGAAAAATGACCGTCGGCTTGATAAAATCCCAAACCGACGACGTAACGAACTTGATCTTCTCCCACATTACGCACCTTCCTTTCCGGCGGTCAGCGCCGATTTCAACTTCTCTGCCTTCCCGCCCAAGCCCAGGACGGAAAAGCCGGCCACGATATATGTCCACGAATTTTCCAGATCCATCTGAGGAAGGCCCTGGTCCGGGTACATGACGCCCACGAGCCCGGATACCCCCAGCAAGATCAGGCCGATTCCGCCAATGACGGTCTTCTTACCGTCCAGTTTCCGCCCGAGCAGCTTCAGACCAAAGCCGATAATCCGTGTCTTCATCCAGCCCACCTTTCGTGGCAACGGCGTAGCAGGGGCAGGTTGCGGCACAGCCTCCGTAGGCGCCTCGGGTACGTTGACATGCTTTTGAATGGCCTTCTGCAGATCGCTCATGCTGCGCCTCCATCAGAAATCCCCTTTGATACCGACCAGAATGCTACCCCCGTCCATCCGGGCCCAGACGCGCCGGCTGACATACTCGCTGACCAGCACCCCCGCCAAGGAACCGACGGCATCCGCCGCCAGGTCGCCGCCGTCCATCCGCCGATCCCGCAACTCCTTGGCCAGGCCCACCGCCATCGAGGTACAAAACGCGCCGGCCATGCGGGCCGAACGCGGAAGCGTGGTGGTCTTGTGCAAAGCCGTGCTGGCGCTGGCCGCCATCATGACCGAGACCCCGACATGCAGCCACTTGTCCGGGCCGATCGCTTCGGCCGGACTCGCCAGCAGGCCGCACAGCACCAGCGATAACGGCACAAAGCGTCTCATCGTGGCTCAAATCGGCTTATACAGCCGCTCCAGCCAGCCCGGGATATAAGCCGCGTCCAGCGTTTCATAGTGCTTGTAGGCTTCCCCCGACAACGCCATGTAGAGCGCCCCTTTGAACGGGCAATGGGTGATGGTGCCGATGGTGATCGGACCGACCTTGCCGTCCACCCGAATCGACCCGCCTCCGAACAGTCGCGCCAGAGTCTGCCGCCAAGGAGCCATGCGTTGCGGAGCCACATAGCCGGCACAAACCGTATTGACCGCCCGCTGCAGCATCTTGGCCGCCGTGCCGGGGCCGCAGTTCACCCCCAGATCAAAGAGGCGCTTGGCCATCTGCGGGACGGGGATCTGATTGAAGCGGGGCTTGAGCCAGAAATCGAGATAGAATATTTCCATGGCCTGCTGCGGGGTCAGGTTGCGGATATCCAAATGGGGGTAGGATTTGGCGCTGACTCCGTATTTAGTGCCCTTCAACTCGCCGACACCGACCTTTCCGCCGGTCCAGTTGCCGGGATCGTTGCGGTCCAGGCTCAGGCCGCCTTCGGCCAGTTTGGTGAAGGTGTAGGCTTCGAGAAATAAAGCGTCAGGTTTCATACTCCTACCCCTCCATAATCGACTTTTTAATCCCTGACCAGAGAGCGCTAAGAACTGCAGCAATCAAAACCCCGATCACGACATAGCCTATTTGCGTCGCCAATTTGTCAATCTTGCCAAGCCAGCGCCTAACCAACACCACTTCCTCGTTGGTAAACTGGCACGGATGCTGTGCTGGGACAGCCTCGACAATGGCCCGCACGTCGGCGTCGGTCAGGGTTCTTTCGCTCATTGCTACTCCGCGCATAAAGGAAAAGCCCGGCGAGAATCTTTCGATTCAGGCCGGGCTCTCCGGTCTTCAGCAAAGGGCGGGCTTATGTGCTTACTGCCCTCTATGTATCAAACAGAGCCTGAAAAGGCAAGGCTTATCGAATCATGTCCCACAGAATGCCCAGACAGAAGAACAGCAGCAGGCCGCCGGGGATCATCCACAGCAGGTGTAGCGGGCTGCGCTTTCGACTGTTCCATTGCGACAGCCCGATAAAGAACCACAGCCCCAACAAGAGGGCCACCTCGAAGGCCGTCATCAGCCAATCACCCACGCTCACATCAGAACCCTTCCACAACGATTTCCTTGTAGCGCCTGTTAAACAGGGAGGTCAGGCGCTGCATCTCCTGATCGATGCTGTCAATTCTATCTTTATACAGGTCCTTGTCCATCTCTTCCATCATTTCTTTCGCCTGTCGCAGGGCCGACAACCGCCGCTGCAGTTTTCCGACCACAGGATAGAGCGCCAGTTGCGGATGCTTTTCCCGATACTCCAACGCCGCCTCGCGCTGGCCGGTTTCCGCATATTCCTTGAACAGGCGGTAGTGGGCTTGCACCGCGTTCATGTTCTCGCGCAGCTTCTGCCGGTCATGCACTTCGCTCTTTTCCTGGTACACCTGCCGGGCAAAGGGAATGCGCCGCACCGGCGGGGTCTCTCCCTTGGCCATGGCTGCCATGGCGCCGACGGAATCGGCATAGAACCGGCCGGCCCCGCCCGTGGCGAAATCCCACAGATGATCCAGGGTTTCCGGCGAAATATCCACCAGGCCCGGTTCGACTTTGCTGCCGCCGGTCAGGGCGTTGAGCTGTTCGGCAATCGCCTTACTGACCGGTCGCACACTGTTCCAGTACAGCTGGCTGTCCGGCTTGGGCGGCCCGAAGCTCGGTTGCTCCGGCCGGATGGGTGTTCCCATGAAGTTCTTGTTGGTCTCCAACTGCACGAAGGGGTCCAGAATCGTCGGAGAAACGAACTGCAACAGGCTTTCGTCTCCGCCCAGGGGGTTGAAGGCGTTCAGTGCCGCCTCCAGGAAGGACACCGCCCCCTGTGCCGGACTCTTGCCGTGCCGGCCGTTGCTGGCGATATGGGCGCGCACGTCCGACATGATGTATCCCAAGGCCACAAAGATGTTGAAGCCGTAGGGCAGCTTGATTTTCCACGAATCGCCGGAGCCGTCGCCGCGCATGAAAACCAGGTTGGTGTGCTTGGTGTAGTCGCTTACCTTGTCCCAGCGGTTTTCATCGTCGTCATCGTCGCCGGCCGCCAAGCGGTTCATCTCCGCCAGGGCAAAAGCCGTCATGGTGATGGCGGCACAGATGCGCCGTACCTTCTTGTGTTTGAGGGCGCCAACGATGCGGGCGCTGCCCTGAATTCCGGCGTTGTAAAACAGGTACAGGGCGTTCATGGCCGGCCCCAGTTCGCCCTTGCGGTTGAAGTTGACCGTCAGGTTCTTGGCCAAGGACGCCGCCCGGGCTTCGCTCATTCCGGATTCCACCGCCACCTTGAAGGCGCTCAGCCGCACGGCGTTTTCAACCACCGTGTTGTAGTCGCCGATAAAGGTGCCGATGCTGCGGGTGAACTTCAGCACCGTGGCCAGCTTGCCGTCCTGTCCCCGCACCAGCTTTTGAATGCGCTTCTGGGTCTGTTCAATGCTCTGCAGATCCAGGTAGCCCACCTGTCCGCCGGCAGCCTTGAACCGGGCGTACCACTGCGCCATGTCCGAATCATGCTTGCCGCTGCGCACCGCCTTACGGATCCCGGCCATGGCCTTAGGCACTCCCCGGGCCACTTTCGCAGCCAGAGCGGCGCTCTGCTCTCCGGAGAGGTTGATCATGGCGGTCTGAATGTCGCGCAGGAAGTTGGTCACCATGAATTCCGCGCTCATGGCGGTATTGATCATGGCCAAAACCCGGTTGACCCTCGCCAGCGCCCGCCAGACCTTGCCCTGTTGCACTCCACCCAGGTTCTTCATGGCCCGTGCCAGATCCTGGTTCTGGATCTGGACGTAGTAAACCTGGCCGTCGCGGGTGACCGGCAAGACGTCATCCCGGCGGATCCACTCAAAATCATCCACCTCCGTCACCTGCCGGGCCTCGGTCGCTTCCAGGGCCATGTGCAGCCCGTCGATCTCCTCCTGAAGCCGGGCGATTTCCGCGCCGTCCGTCGCCTTTTCCAGCACCTCCTGGCGCCGCTCGATCTTGTTCTGCAGTGCCGTAAAAGCGGGGTTCTTGGCCAATACTTTGCGGGAGGGCAGATTGTCCCGGGTACGTACGGTCCACAGCGTCGGGTCCGGGTTCTCTTCCACCATTTGCAAAAACGCCTGGCCGACCTTGGCCCGCTCCGCCCGAACGATGGTATCCGCCACCTGCGCCACCAAATGCGCCAGGATATTCTCGGCCTCGCTGTGCCGTCCCAAGGCCGCCTTGGTGCCGGAGCGGGTCACCGCAAAGCCGCGCCCGACACTGCGCCCATGCCCCTCTTCCATGCCGTCCGGCACGCCCTTGAGAGGCACGTAGAACTTGAAGTTCTCCCAGGCCGCGACCTTTTCTGGCGTCTCCAGTCCGGCATCCCGGATGATCTGCCGCTGCATCTCCCCCAGCGCCCAGACTCGCTGTGCCAGGTTGTGCAGCACCTGCAGTTTCCCGGCCTTGCGGAAATCCTCGATGATGGCGTCAGCATCCTGATCCGTCATGCCGGAGCCGCCATCTTGGAAGTCCGGGTTGATCTTCTGGATGTACGCGTTGCGCTCCCGGGCGTGCCGGGCATAGACGTACAGTTCCAGGTCCTCCATGGAGACCGGCGCTTTCTTGATGGCCTCCATCAGCGGCTCCACCTGTTCGGCCTCGAATCGGTCCAGACGGTCCTTGGCAATGCCGTGGGACCGCTCTTCGGCCAAATAGCCGTCGCTGTCTTCCCGCTTCTGCCAGCCCTTCGCCTCCAGGGCTTGCTGAGTGCGCTTGAGCGGGATGATCTTATCCTGGAACTTCTGGATCAGATAGTCCAGCCTGCGGTTACCGATCTGAGCCTTGGTGGTCGCGCCGGCCTTTGGCTTAGCGGTTGCCTCCGGGGCCGCCGGCGCTGGGTTCGGAGTCGTCGCCGCTGCGGGTTGCTTCGGGGCCGCTCCCTCGGTCGGCATCTTTGCCAGCTTCGCCAGCAGAGCGGTTTTCTCCGGGCCCTCCGGCATGGCGTCGGCTTTGGCCTGCAAGGCGGCACGACGCGAAAAGGCCGGGTCCTGCTCCCGCGCATAGGCCGGAGCCAGGGCGCCAATAAACCGGGTGCCTTCCTCGCCGGTGGCCAGATACCGATCCACCCCGGCAATCAGATTGCGCAGCTCGGCGGCCGAAATGGCCAGATCCGGGAACACCTCCCGAATCCAGGCCCGCACCGTGGACACCACTTTGTCCAGAAACCTGTGTGACATATTCTGTCGCACCATGTCCACCAACACCTCTTCGGCGGCCATCAGGCGATTCTCCGGCGTGTTTTCCAGACCGAACTGAGCCAAGTATTGATGGACCTCCTTGGGAAAGACCGCAGCGGCATGGGCCAGGATGGGCTTTTTCTGGTCGCCCAACAAGACCCCAAGGCCGTGGTGCCGAGCTTCGTGCAGCAACACCCATTGTGCCCGCTCCGCGCTGTCCAGATTGTCAGCCACCAAATAGATCTGTCCGCGCCAGTACACCCCCTCGAAAGCGCCGCTCATGTCGTCTTCCAGGATGATGCGCCGCAGATCCGCGGGCAGTTCCGTTTCCGCCTGCAGCATCTTCACCCGGCCCAAAACCCCGGGCAGCTTGGCCAGGGGATCTTTCAGTTTGGCCTGGACGGCGGACAGCGTGACGCCGGCGGCGCCGTTCTCTGCCTCGGCAAGCACCGCGCCCCGGCTGTATTGGGTCTCTCCTTCACGGGTAGCGCTGATCACCTCCACAATCGGCCGGCTCTCGAGCACTTTGCCCAGCGCCTTGCCGCCGTCCGCCGGGATAAAAAAGCGGGTCGCGTAATTGATGCGCTCGGTAAAGACCCCGGCCCGCTCCAGTTCGGCCCGGAAGTTATACAGGTTGTTGGCCTTGATCTCAATCCGGGGTTCGCCGGAAACCAAGCTGCGCTGAATGCGCCACCCGTTGGCCAGGGAGAGGACGCTCTGCTGTTTCAGCACCTTGTCCAGAGCTTGCTGCGGAGTCAGATCCACGGCATTGGGCGTTGCACCCAGGTTTTGCAGGGTCGCGTTGACGTGCCGGGAATCCAGCAACCGGCCCAGATAGCGCTGGCCGTCATCCGTCTGCACACGCACCACCTTCATGGCACCCTGCGGCAGCCGGTCCCAGATGGGCAGGATCGCGCCGGTGATCAGATGCAACGGCTCCTGACGGTAGGGGTCAGCGGTCTGCAGCGCGGTGTCCCATTCGGAACGCGCCTGTTCCGCTTCGATCTTTTCCCAGTTCCATTCTCGATAGCGCGGCGCTTCCGGCTGGAACTTGTCTTCGGTCAGGACCTGGCCTTGATGCTGCGCCGGCCCCTGCAGGCGGTATTGGTTGGCGACCCGTCCGTCACTGAAGGTCTTGCTGCCGTATTCGCGCACCGCCCACAGCTGCCCGCTGCGCTTGTTCCGATAAAAACCCAGGTGCCCCTTTTCCTTCTGCGCCTGCTCGAAGGGCACGAAGGTTATTTTGTGCGACGCTTCCAATTCGACATACTTGGTTTCCGCGCCGCTCTCCGGCTGCACATAGACGGTCTGTTCCGATTTGAAGGCCACCTTGTCGGCCCGATAATTCTCCATCCCCGTTTCCAGGGTGCCGTTGGCGTTCGCCGCTTCAATATTCTGCTCCAACCGTTCCGAAAACGCCTCGAACACCCGGTTCTGATCGTCGATCTCCAACGACAGGATCCGATTCAAGAAGTTCGGAATCTCCGGCAGGGACCCGGTGTTGAGGTTGCCGTTGTCGTCCAGCAGCCGGGTCGATACCGTGCCGTCGGCATCCACGGTGGCATAGCCCATCTTGTTCAGAATATCCCCGAAGACCAGCCCCTCCGCCTTGCCGTTGTGCATGTCCACGAACAGCCTTTGCAGCGCGTCGGACGCATACAGGCTTTCCAGGTTGTCCTTTTCGCTGAACATGCCCTGGCTGCCCGTCTCACGCTGTCCTTTGGTCAACGCGCCCAGCTGCGACAGCTTGCGGGCAATGGACGAGATAAAGCGGCGCTGTCCCTGCAGGTCCGTGGTGACCAGGGCATAATGCGGAGCGCTGGCCTGATTGGTGCGGTGCGTCCGGCCAAAGCCCTGCACCGCCTTGTCGGCGCGCCAGCCTGGCTGGATCAGATAGTGGGAGCGCGGCCGCTGGTTTTTCTTGGTCAGATCGGCATGGTAGCTGCGCCCGGTCCCTCCCGCCTCGGAAAACACCAGGATTGGCTTTTTGTCCGCCATGAACGCGTCGGCGTCGGCCGATGCCTTGGACGGACTCCAGGTCTCCACCTTCACCTTGCCGTCCTCGTCCCGCACCAGACGCCGGGTCCGGCCGGTCACTTCCGCCACCTTGCCCGGGCCGAACTCGTTCAACAGCATTTCCAGCGGACCATCTGGAACCTTGATGGCGCCCAGCTCGTCCAACAGCTTTTCCCGCAAGGCCGTCGCTTCCGGGTTCTCCACCGGATTGCCCCGCGAATCGAAGACCGGCCTGGACCGGATGTTGCCCTCTTCGTCCATGTAGTCTTCATATTGCTGGGTCGGGAAGGCCCTTTCCACATACTGCATCAGGGCTTCTCGCGGCGTCATGTCCAGATCTTCCAGATCGGCGGCATCTTCGGCCTTGGCGATCTGTCGGTTCATGACCGCTTCGTTGGTATTGACCAGCTGCAGCACCACCGCCTTGCCGTCCTGGAGGTCCTGGTGGATGGAGCGGATCACCGCAGGCATCTGCATGGAGGTAATGACCTGGTTGAAAAATCTCTGATGGGCGCCCCAGAACTTCGACATGGCCGAACTCTTGGCGTTGGCGTTGCTCTCCGCACCGGTAGCCGTCAGCGCCTGGTGGATGTTCTGCAGCACCGTTTGCCAGGAGCGGGCCAGGGTGTTGTACACTTCCCGCTGGTGCCGGTCCAGCTTATGTTCCAGCCGCCCATAGGTCACCTCGGCATAGTCCAGAGACCGGGCAATATAGCCGCCCATGGCCTTCAGATCGCGGGCCACCAACTCCATGGCCGCCAAGCCGGCGGCATTGATCTCCGAAATGAATTGCTCCCGGTTGCCAAACGGCGTGCCCTCGCCCCACAGTCCCAGACGGGCGGCAAAGCCCAGGTTTTCCACCGACGTCGCTCCGGTCGCCGAAACGTAGACAATGCGGGCCTTGGGCAGCAGGCGTTGCAGTTCCACTCCGGCCAGACCCCTCGCAGAGGGCTTCTTGATGCCGCGCTTGCCCTTCTGGGTGGTACTGTTCTGCATGTTGTGGGCTTCGTCGAAAACGATCACCCCGTCGAAGTCCGCACCCAGCCACTGCACCAACTGCGAGAGGCGCGACGCCTTGCCCTGCTTGGCCTGGATACCGCCGCCCCGGTCTACCTCCATGTTGCTACCCAGAGTGGAATAGGTGGTGAACAGCACCCCTTTGTCGCTGGTCAACTCCGTGCCCAGCTTGTGCTTGGAAAGGTCGAAGATCAGGCCCTTGGGCAGGCCGACACCCTCCCCGTCCCGTTGCGCATCGTTGATCAGTTTGCCGGTTTCGGAAACCCAGACCGCCTTTTTGCGGCCCTGGCGATAGTTGTCCAGGATGATGCCGGCGATCTCCCTGCCCTTGCCCACACCGGTGTTGTGATGGACGATACCTTCGGCGACATAGTTTTCTGGTCCAGGCACATACATATCGTAAAATGGTGCTTTTTTTACAAAACTGATTAATGTTATCCTGTGCCATCTGCTATAAAGAATATTATCGTCACTAATCGGGAGGCTGGGCCATGAGAAAGAAGCACCAGAGTATTCCGGTAGAGGATGAGGGTCTTGTTGTGGCCCTGTATCTGGGGGGATCGTCAAGCGTTGAGATTGCGAAGCAATACAACGTAACGCCTCCGACTGTTTCTTGCCTTTTAAAGAAGAGTGGTGTTCCGACACGGACCCGCAGTGAGTTAAATCGGATGCGGGCTCCACTCGATGATCACAAACTCCTTCGTCTGAACGAAGAGGCAATGCTGTCTCAACGTGAGATTGCGACAAAGCTGGGAGTGTCTCAGGCAACAATCGAGCGTGCCCTTCGGCGGCTTGGAGTCCAGTCGAAGAAGGGTCGCGGGGCTCCACTGGAGAAAAATTATTTCTGGAATGGAGGCCGGACAAAGGACGTTGATGGCTACATTCTGGTAAAAGCGCCTGACCACCCGTTTGCAGACTGTCGCGGTTATGTTCGTGAGCACAGACTGGTGATGGAGGCGAAACTCGGTCGATATCTTGAGAAGAACGAGGTTGTCCACCATCGCGACGGGGTGCATGACAATAATGATCAAGACAATCTTGAGGTCTATTCAACCAATGCGGAGCATCTTCAAGATGAACTGACTGGCCGTACCCCAAACTATTCACCGGATGGCCTT